TTATAACAGGTTCTTTAGTTGATATAGCATTTCGATAGCTTGGCGCGGTGTCATGTCATCAAGCTGCAGCTTGCCCAGTTTCTCGATGGCTGGGTGAGGCAGGCTGGCGAACAGGTCGCTCTGGTGCGGCACTTGTGGTGCATCCTGCGCTTTCGTGACCTGAGTCGAGTCGTGCGGCAGGCTGGTGGTTTCCAGGCGTGACAGGTGCTCACGGGCGCGCTGGATGACCACCGCCGGTACACCTGCCAGTTGCGCAACCGCCAGGCCATAGCTCTGGCTCGCAGGCCCTGGCAGCACGTGGTGCAGGAACACGATACGGTCGTTGTGCTCCGTTGCATTGAGGTGCACGTTAGCCACCAGCGGCTCACTGTCGGGCAACACGGTCAGTTCGAAATAGTGGGTAGCGAACAAGGTGTAGGCCCGCAGGCGCGCCAGGCGTTCGGCTGCTGCCCAGGCCAGCGACAGGCCATCGAAGGTACTGGTGCCGCGGCCAACTTCGTCCATCAGCACCAGGCTGCGGTCGGTTGCGTTGTGCAGGATATTGGCGGTTTCGCTCATTTCCACCATGAAGGTGGAGCGCCCGCCTGCCAGGTCGTCGCTCGAGCCAATGCGGGTGAAGATGCGGTCGACCACCGACAGCTCGCAGCGCGCTGCTGGAACGAAGCTGCCGATGTGCGCCATCAGCACGATCAGTGCGGTCTGGCGCATGTACGTGGACTTACCACCCATGTTCGGCCCGGTGATGATCAGCATCCGCGTACTGTCGTCCAGGCCCAGGTCGTTGGCCACGAACGGCGTGGTGAGCACCTGCTCGACCACCGGGTGACGCCCCTGCTCGATGCGCAGGCACGGCTCGTCGACGAAGCGTGGGCAGTTCAGGTCCAGGTTCAGGGCACGCTCTGCCAGGTTGCTGAGCACGTCCAGTTCGGCCAGGGCGGCGGCACTGTCCTGCAGTGGCGCCAAGTGGCTGATCAGGGTCTCCAGCAGCGCGTCGTAGAGCATCTTTTCCCGGGCCAGGGCGCGGCTCTTGGCCGACAGCGCCTTGTCCTCGAATGCCTTGAGTTCCGGCGTGATGAAACGCTCGGCGCCCTTGAGGGTCTGCCGGCGGATGTAGTCGACCGGGGCCTGCTCGGCCTGCTTGGAAGGCAGCTCGATGAAATAGCCATGCACACGGTTGTAGCCGACCTTGAGGTTGGCAAGGCCGGTGCGCGCCTTCTCACGCGCCTCGAGGTCGATCAGGAACTGCCCGGCGTTTTCGCTGATGGCCAGTAGCTCGTCGAGCTCGCTGTCGTAGCCGGTCTTGAGCACGCCTCCATCACGGATCACGGCAGGCGGGTTGTCGACCACCGCACGCTCCAGCAGGCTGGCCAGCTCCGGGTAGGTGCCGGTGATCGCGGCCAGGCGTGCCAGGTGCGGCGCCTCGAGCTCGGTCATTGCATTCTGCAGCTCGGGCAGGGCGCCCAGTGCGTCTCGCAACCGCGCCAGGTCGCGTGGGCGGGCGTTGCGCAAGCCGATACGGGCCAGGATGCGCTCGATATCGCCGATTTCCTTGAGCTGGGGTTGCAGCTTTTCGAACCGGTAGCTGTCGAGCAGGCAGCGGATCGAATCCTGGCGGGCCTGTATGACCTTGAGGTCGCGCAGCGGACGGTTCAGCCAGCGGCTCAGCAGGCGGCTGGCCATGGCCGTCTGGCAGCGATCGACGACCGATTGCAGGGTATTGTCACGCCCACCTGCCAGGTTGACGTCCAGCTCCAGGTTGCGACGGCTGGCCCCGTCGAGGATGACGGTGTCGTCCAGGCGCTCGTGACGCAGGCTGCGCAAGTGCGGCAGGGCCGTACGCTGGGTTTCCTTGGCATAGGCCAGCAGGCAGCCGGCGGCGCCGATGGCCAGGGTCAGCTTGTCACAGCCAAAGCCCTTGAGGTCCTTGGTGGCAAATTGTTGGCAGAGCGCTTTGCGCGCCGAGTCGCGGTCAAAGTCCCAGGGCGCTCGGCGACGCGCACCGGGGCGTTTCTCGGCAGGCAGGTCGCGTGGCCAGTCATCCGGGATGAGCAGCTCGACCGGGTTGAGGCGGTCCAGTTCAGCCAACAGGGTTTCCCAGCCTTTGATCTCCTGGACGCCGAAGTGACCGCTGGTGATGTCGAGCACGGCCAGGCCAAACAGGCGCTCGTCGCCCAGCAGCGCTGCGATCAGGTTGTCACGGCGCTCATCGAGCAGCGCTTCGTCGCTGACGGTACCTGGCGTGATGATGCGCACGACCTGGCGCTCGACCGGCCCCTTGCTGGTGGCCGGGTCGCCGATCTGCTCGCAGATGACCACCGATTCGCCCAGCTTGACCAGCTTGGCCAGGTAACCCTCGAGGGAATGAAACGGCACCCCGCACATGGGAATGGACTGGCCGGCGGACTGCCCGCGCGCGGTCAGGGTGATGTCCAGCAGGCTGGCGGCCTTTTTCGCATCTTCATAGAAGATCTCGTAGAAGTCGCCCATGCGATAGAACATCAGCTGGTCCGGATGCTGGTTTTTCAGCTTCCAGTACTGCTGCATCATTGGTGTGTGGTCGGAAAGACTGGACATTCAAGGCCTTGGAGCTAGTCGTCTAATAGACAAACGCAAAGCGTCTAATACTACAGGGTTGATCGCCTGAGAGCGACCGGTCCTAGCAGTCGCGCCGAAATACCCTCCATTTCAGCTAGCCATTAGCTCCTATGCGATGGCATATTGCCTTGCGTGCTAAACGAACGAGGGTTCAAGGTGGCGATCAGAAAGATGCTAAAGGATGCCCTGATCGGTGAGTCAGGGTGGATGAAGTGGTCGCATTTGAGAGACGTTGCAGCATTGCTGCTAATGGTCGTAGGAGCGTACCGTCTCGCGGTTTCTAAAATCGAAATCGACTTGTCAGGTTTTAGCTTTACAGATTTGCTGAGTTTAGTTCTTGCCGTGTCAGCTGTCGTCTTGTCCGCGGCTTTTTACTTCAAGGCGGACGAGTCTTCTAAAAGTTTTTACGATAATACATATAACTTCACTCAACATATTTCGGAGACTCTTGGGCGTATTGAAGAGAGATTCGGTGAGCGTTTAAAGAATATCGATGAGGGTTACTCCGGAATAAGTAGGCGCTTGGAAGGTATCCCGCTTGATCTGAAGTCCGCTAAAGAAGGCGAGCAACGAGAGAAGCAGGCTGTCAGTGAGAGAGAGGCTGAGCTTAAGCAGTTGCTCGATGACTTAATGCAGAAGGCTCAGCTCGCAGACGAGGAAAAGGAGGAATTGAAGAAACGGCTAGCGACGATCGCGGAAGATCTAGATAACTCCAAAGCTGAGCTTGCTCGATATAAGGACTCAAGAATTCATGCTGAGGAACTGCTCGGCATGAGTGATGAGTTATTCTTATGGATGAAGGCATATGTCGAAAAATATGTCTTTACTGAAGATCTTAATGCGTCGCTGGGGCAACTAGCGAGAATTTTCAATAGGTCTATTAGTTCAGCCTCGGTTGATCCCGCTATTTTAGGAGAGCTTCGTAAGAGAGGTTTTTTGAACGAAAAGAACGGGATGACCCTGCAAGGGGCTGAGTTCTTGCGTTCGTTTGCTAAGACTGTTCTTTCATCGCCGGCATCTTCGGCGGCTGGGCAACGTCGACTTCACGGAGTCTGAGGTACCGCTTCGTCATTCGGGCATCTGTGTGACCTCCTAGTTTTTGTGCGTCGTTACCCTGCTTATCAGTATCGGTTAGTGATTTTGCCCTGAGGTCGTGGATTGTGGCGCCCTCCACCTTCGCTTCCTCACAGGCTTTCCGGAAGGCGTCCTTCACCGTTTCATAGGAGACCGGCTTACCCCCGCCCCTGGTGCAAAACAACGTGAGCCCACGTACCTTTCGTGGGATAGTCTTTGATCTCGCAATCAACTGCTCCAGATCCGAGGTCATGCCCACGATGAGCTTGGCGCCGGTCTTCTGCTGGTCGAAGGCAATGCCCTTTTCGCTGATGTCCGATAGCTTGATGGCCAGTACGTCGCCAATGCGCTGCCCCGTGAGATAGCACATTTCGAGAATCGACCGGATGTACGGGGAAGCCGCGTCGCAAATCGCCGCAAATTCCTCGTCGGTGATGTACCGGTCGCGCTTCTTCTCGGTGTGCCTCTTGATGCCAGTGCAGGGGTTGGAGTCGACTATCTGCTGCTCCAGGGCATAGTTGAACACCATCCGCAGGAACGATATCACCCGGTTTGCCATGTTCGGCGTGTCGGACATGTGCAGCTTGAGCGCAGCAACATGCCTGGGCAGCACCTGCCGCGGCTCGAACTCGGCCAAGTACTTCTTCAGCTTCTCGGCTGCGGCCTCGTACTGCTTGATGGTGTTTTCGGCCAGGCGTTTACGCATGGCGTCCAGGGCGTCATCAATGAGCCGAGGCATCTCGCCTTGGCCTTTGCCGCCCATGATCTTGGCGTACGTCAGCAGGGCGCCTTGGTAATCCTTGTCGAGGCGCTCCCACTTTCCTTTCCTGACCAGGTAGTACGCCCCGTGCTTCATGTACATGCACGGCGGCAGATGTCTGTCCTTCTTTCGCGGCCTCATCGGTCGTCCCTTCTATCAAAACCGGAGTTCCGGTCCTTTCTTCTCGGCATGCCCGCCCAGGCGGGCCAGCACGACTTGTCTCAGCACCTTCGGCTTGCCGTCGGCGCCCAGCACATACCCAAATTTCTCTGCCTGCAACCAGCGGACCTGGTCCTTGGGGCGAAGGTAGCCCGTCATGTCGGCTACCTCATCCGGTGTCATGAACATGGTTTCTCTCCACGCCGCCGGTGGCGGCAGGTTGGTGGTCAGACGAGTATTTGCTCAAGCACGGCGTCGGCAACTTTTAGTGCGGCCTGGGCGTCGCTTACATAGGCCGGATCGAAGCCGCCCGCGTAATGGATCACTCGCTGGCAAGCATCCAGCTCTTTCCGCACCAGGCGCAGCGCCTGCACCAGTTCCTCCTGCAGTGCACCTTCGGCGCGTCCGATATCCCAGAACTCCTGACCCCAGTGGCCATCTGGTGGAGGATTATTGTTCTGCTTGCCGAAGGCCATGGCGCCGATGATGGCGTCGGAGAGCAGTCGCTTGTAGATGTTCTCGCCATCCAGACCCAACCCCCCGCGTCGCCGCAGGGTGCTCACGACCTCGTCTACGTTAAGGCCGCTGTCTTTGAGCACGATGTCGAGCTCAGGCTTTTCAGGGGTGTAGATGACCAGAGCCAACTTGGCTTCTGGCCAGAGATCGGCCGCCAGGCGCTCCAGGCAGTCATTCGCGGTGTGGTGGAATCGTTGAGTTGCGGACATAGGAAATCCTCGCCCGCGCGCATCGGCGGGCTTGAGTAGTTGGGAAGTGGTTAGGCTCGCGCTTCGAAAAGTTCGATTTGCGCCGCTTGGGTATCGCGAATGGCGATGGCTTCGTCGATTCGCTGCCTGGCAATGTCGAGGTAGCCAAGCGGATTGCCGTTTTCGTCGGTATCCTTTTCAATCCCGATGAACCGCCTATACAACTGGACTGCTGCAACGCCGGTCGTGCCGCTACCCATCGTGTTGTCGAGCACAACTTGGCCCGGGTTGGTGTAGGTGGCGATCAAGAACCGCATCCAGCTGACAGGCTTCTGGGTCGGGTGGAAGTTGGCCGTCTGCTTGTCGCTCGAGAAGAACTGCACCGAGCGCGGGTATCGGTCCGTCGAGTCGTACTCGGTGAGCGACAGGGCCTTGCCGTAGCACTCCGAGTTGACCGTCTTCCGCTTCGCCGTCCGCCGCTCGTGACCGGTGGTCATCTGCGGGTTGTAAACCGGCTGGCGTCGGTAGAAGACCTGGGCGCTTTCATGAGCCCGCAGCGGCTGCTTCTTGGCGTTCAGAAAACCGGTAGCGTTGCCTTTCTCCCAGATCCACTCGTAGCGGTAATCGCCCGGGTTGCTGGCGACCAGTAGCGAGCTGAAAGGCTGAGCCGCACACAACACTATGGCGGCCTCCGGCTTGGCGATCCTCAAGTACTGCTCCCACAGGGGGGCAAACGGAATAACCACATCCCAGGCGCACTGTGTCGTGCCGTAGGGGAGGTCGGCTAACACTAAGTCGACGCTTGCGTCCGGGATGGACCTCATAACATCCAGGCACTCGCCGTGGTAGAGGCTAAATTCGCTCATCACGGCCCCCTGTAGATCAGGTAGGCCATGTAGGCGAGGGCGATCATGGCGCCACCTGCTTGCGGTAGCCGGCGTCGTAGAGCCTGAGGCCCATATTGATCTGCCCGGGTGCTGGTGATTCATGCCCGGCATCAAGGCACATTTGTCGCGCAGCACGCTGGCGTTCTTCCGCCGCCCGTTGCTCAGGAGAACTGAGCGTCCGAAATTCGTATTCACTAAGGTGGCCGCAGTTTTCTTCGCCACCCTCGCGGTAGGTGACCAGGAACAGTTGCGCGCCCATGGCGGTGATGATCACCTCTTGGAATCCAGGTCGAGCCCAGTCTTCCGTGGAGCGCTTGTGCTTCATTTCTATCTTTTGGCCTATTGGCGGAAGGCCTTTGCCATCCCAGCGCGCTGGCCGCGGCGTGATGTACTGGATCTGGCCCTGCGTGAAATTGTGCCGGTGATCGCCGGTATCGCCACCGTATGGATAGACGCGATCCTCGGCGCCGACCACGAGGTACTGGTCCATGTTGATCCACACCTCGGTGATTCCGTGATGGGCTACCAGGCCGTGCCCATCCGCCCATTCTGGCGCCTTACTCCAATCGATCTTGCTCACAGCTCATACCTCTCATCAATCCAACGCCCAGGCGCCAGAGCGGGTGTAGGTTCGGGTTGGGTTTCGTGCGGGGAGAGCTGGCGCTCGTTGCCGGCCTGCAGCTGGCTGTCGGGGATGCAGCTGATGCCGCCTCGGTTACCGGCTTGGTAAAGCCAGCAAGTCGCGGCGTGCTCATCGTCGTGGAAGACATGAACCCCGTACGGCAAAGGTGCTGCGCTGGCGCCGGTGGCCAGCAGCAGGAGGCAGAGGACAAGGCGGGTCATGATTTGCTCCCGATCGATGCCGCCGCCTCAACAATGGCCCGCCGGGTGGCGCGGAAAGGATCGTCGCCGTGGTAGATGTCGAACTCACCAAAGCGCTCAGCATCCACAACGGTATACGGGTCCGTGTCTCCGTCGAACGGCTCAACGATGTGGATCTGGATGCCCAGGCGGTCGCCCCGGCCCATCAGCACGGCCAGGCGCAGTGCGTCGCCATCGTTGATCAACGGATTCCAGTGAGCACGAACACCCGACTGACCTTTCAAGCGGAAAGGCCACTTTGGATCGCGGCAAGTGCATGGCTCGATCTCAAGCTGTGCGGCCTTGGCGGCCAGCTTGAGCAGTTCAAGATCGCGTTCGTCTACTTCGGACACAGGCATTCCTTGGCCGCCATATCGCGGCAGTGAATAGAGGGGAGAGGGGTTAGAAATCGAGAGAGTATTCAGCCTGGTAGGCTTCTTGCGGGGTCTGTCCACGCGCCCAGTTGTATTCCTTCCACAGCTCTGGCATGCCGGGCGTGTGCCCGTGCTTGGCGGCGATAGCCACCAGTTCGGCCCACCACTGCTCCCAACTCATGGCTGTATCTCAAGGGCCGCACGCACATTCTGTATCAGGATCCACTCGGCATCGCTTCGGCCCACGCCATCGTCAATGAAGGCCAGCACCTCTCGCAGCAGTGCATCCCTCTTGGCCAGATGGTCACGTAGGGCTGCGGCCTCATCACTGGCTGCGGCGCGCTCATCCTCGCATTCGCGTAGCTCCTCGCGGCAGAGCAAATAGCGGTCGTCGTCGTTGAACTGCCCTGACCCTACACGCTCCTTCACTGGCTCGCCGGTGGCGCGCGCTTGAATGGCCGCCCAGGCTGGTTCGTACTCTGGCCAATCGCTCTCGATCACTAGGCACTCGCGCTGCGGAAGATGCGCCTGGAGGTGAAAGAGCGGTTCAACCAAAGCGCTCCGGTAGGCCACCGGCACTTTCGCCAGATCGCTGCGCTTGACCACGATGTACCGGTCTTCGCGCTGGAACGGCACGCTGACCATCTCTGTGTTGCTGGATCGGTTTTCTGTGGGCATGGGTAACCTCGCCTGGGCGTCATAGGGTTTCGAGATAGGCGGCTATGAAGTGCGCCGCCGCTTCAGCATTGATGGCGTTTCCGTAGGCGCGCAGGCGTCCCACTCGGCTGGGAGCCCCATGAGCCAGCGGGAATGTGCCGGGTTCAACTGGCCGCCACTTTCCATCCCGGCAGAAGAGCCAGTCAGCATCTGCCCATAGGCCGTTAACCGGGCCGGGCTGCACATTTTGGCTAGACCCTGATTGGATGGCCGCGGCTTGTCCTTGTTGCCCTGGTCGTACTGGTAGTCCCCGCGGCGACTGTCGATCGCTGTTGGCGTTTGCCAGCCCGCGAATTCCACTTGCTTCCGAAGCTCTGATCGCCGGCATTCGGGATCGGGTTCGTAGGTATTGCCTCGGCCGTCGCAGGCTTTCGGAGTCGGCCACCCAGTACGTCCGATCCCGGATATGCGGCGCACCGACGCCCGCAGACGGGAACGCAACAGCCCCGAAGGCATACGCCAGGGCTTCCACGTCAGCTTGTACAAGGTCGAGCCAAGGCTCTGCATCCTTGCTTGCAACCTGCTCTCCAAAGACGATTGCAGGCTGGCACTCGCTGATGAGCCAATGGAAGTGCGGCCAGAGGTGCCGCTTGTCATCAAACCCAGTTCCTGCGCCTGCCGCGCTGAAAGGTTGGCACGGACAGGAACCGGTCCAAACAGGTCCATCATCTGGCCAGCCGGCGCGGCGAAGGGCGTATGACCAAACGCCGACGCCGGCGAAGAAGTGGCATTGGTTGTAAGGCTTGAGGTCATCGGGGTGCACATCCTCGATCGAGCGTTCGTCTACGTCGCCTGGCGCGATGTGGCCGGCAGCAATCAGGTTGCGGAGCCACTGCGCAGCGTATGGGTCGATTTCGTTGTAATACGCAGCCATACGGCTCCTCGCCGGGGAGGCGTTATCGTTGAATAGGGGAAGGCGCTGGCGGGCAGCGCCATGTTTTGCCGAGGGCGTCGATGTTTGATATAACGCCGGACCATTTCACAGGAGGGAACCTCATGAAACGCACCGTCATCGGCGCAATCCTTGTCGCCGTCACTGCGCTGTCGCTGAGCGGATGCTTTGACTCAGAAGACGAGCAGAAAGCTAAGGCGCAGCAGGAATCCAGTGACAAGCTCTGGGACATCCCTAAGCCAGATCGGAGCAAGGACAAGGGCTTTACGCCCTGATTTTTCTGCTGCCATCGACGCCGCCGATATAGGGCGGCGTTTTCGTTTAAGAGCTGGCGGGCAGCGCCGGAGTGTCAGGGGCAGTTGTTCGCGCCGCAGTTCTGGCAGTCGTTGAGGAATCGGCCGTCCCAGCTGATGAAGCGTCCGCAGCCGTGGCAATTGAGCGGTCGCTCCCAAGGCTTGCGTTGCTTTCGAGGAACCACCAGTTCAATGCCGGTACCTTGCAGGGCCTCTTTGATACTCACGTCCCGCTTGTGCACCAGGCGCCTGGCCTTGGCCTCAAGGTAAGAAAGGGGCCAGATCACTGCTTCATCTGGGGTGTTGCCGATCGCTTTGGCGGCCTCGATGGTGAGGTGGTGCGCCTTCTCGAATCGGAAGGTGTGGCCAATTGGCCACTTGGCCAAGGCAATGTCGTTCCCGTTCCAGTGCCCCCGGATCTGAAGGACGACGATGCATCCCGGGCTCAGCTGATTGCGGGCTTCGTCCTGGCTGATGTACTGGTGGTCAACGCCGAGGTGGGCGCGGGAGTCGACGTAATCCTTTGGCCACGGGATGTCTGTCTCCCTGTGTCCGCAGGCCTGCTCCTTGGTGAACAGTTCGGCCCGTTCCAGGTCAGTGGTGTAGCCGCCGCCCAGGGCCCAGAACATGAGGCCGTCACCCGTGTTGCTGCGGCTGTCCTGTAGGTAGAACTGGCTCATGGCTTTCTCCATGCATGCGCCGCCCTCCGTGGCCGGATGCGGAATGGTGGCAATTGGTCTGTGTATAGTGGTCGTCTGTCACGGCGACATGTCACGTTGTGCGAATCAGCTTTTCGAGCTGCTTGTCTGTGAGGCGGTCGGCGCCGTGGATGAGGCGCGAAATCAGGTCCTGCTCTTCCTCGATCCCCGCGCGGGCCATCGAGCGTTTAAGCGCGTTGTCCGTGTTGTGATAGAGGTCCGTGACAATGCGGCGTGACAGCAACCGGGCTTCGCGCTCCTCTGCTGTCAGCTTGTCCCGCTCGCGCTGTTCCTGCTTGCGCTGGGTTGGCGACTTCGCCATTGCTGATACCTCCCAAGCCGCTAGGCGGCAGATTGATGTGCTGCTGGCGCCGACGCTGCTGCACTTTCGTTCGGATGGATCTCAAGGGCTGCAGGTCTCGATTGGCGTTTTCTTTGTCGACTCGGAAGGCATGACCAACAAGAGGCGCCTGTTGCCGCGATACACACCCCAGGGCTTGCCTGTGGACTTCGCCATGGCGGCCGCATACTTCACGGCCGAGACGGGTTGTGAAATGGTTGCGATCATGGTCATTCACCTGCGAGGTGGTGCATCGGGGCGAAAGGTATGTCGTCGTCGAAGCTATCGCTATTCGGTGGTGCTGCCTGCTGGCTCGGCGGCTGTCGCGCCTGGCGCTGTTGCTGAGGTTGCCTGTCAGGCGGATACCCGGCCTGCTGGCCCTGCGGTCGGCTGCCAAGCATCTGCATCGTGCCGTTGATGTCCACGATGATTTCAGTGGTGTAGCGCTTGATGCCGTCTTTCTCCCACTCGCGGGTTTGCAGCTTGCCCTCGATGTAGCACTGGGCGCCTTTGCGCAGGTACTCGCCAGCAATCTCGGCGACCTTTCCGAACAGAGACACGCGGTGCCACTCGGTGCGCTCCACCTTCTGGCCTGAGCGCTTGTCCAGCCATTGCTCGCTGGTTGCCAAGCTGAGGTTGGTGACGGCGTTGCCATTTGGCAGGTACCGCACTTCCGGATCCTGGCCGCAGGTGCCCACCAGGATGACCTTGTTAACTCCGCGGCTCATGACTGCGAGACCGCCGTAGCGATGATGGACAGAAGCACCAGCAGCGAGCCCCAGCGGGTTGCGCGCTCGCCGTTCGGTTGGGCCTTCACGACGGCAACCACGGGCAGGGTCTTGGCTTCGATAGCGCGCTCCAGGCTTTCCGCATAGCGAACTGCTTGTGGGTAGCTGGTGTTGCGACCGTATACGCGGTTGTTGGCGGAAGAAACGACGGCCCAGCCTTTACCGCTCTGCGTGACAAAGAAGCGTGACTTGCTACGGAAGGCCTCGGTGGCCGTGATGACTTCCTGGCGCAAAGCCTCGAGCTGGCCCTGTTTGTTTTGGATGGCTGCTTGCATTGGGGTTGTCCTCAGTTGGTCAGGCGTGAAGTTCCAGGCTTTCAGCCCGGCGAAGTATTCGAACTTGCGCAGTACGACGCTCAGGTGCACGGCGGTCGCGGCGCATCGGATCGTTGTCGTTGATGACGGAGTGCATGGCTACAAGGCCGGCCAGCACGATGCAGAGCGGGCTGATGATCTGCTGGCGCATGGCCTTGGTGACCGCCTCGATGCGGCGCCCGGCTTCCAGCTTGAACAGCGCCGCCTCGATACGGTTGGCCACGGTGCCGGGGGTGACCGCCATCTGCCGCGCGATCTCTTTGGTGGTCAGGCCCTGGGCAACCCAGAGCAGTGCTTCCAGCTCGCGAGGTGCCAGCGTCTTGCCGAGCTGGCCGGTCCATGAGCCGCAGGTGATCGTTTCCATGATTGTCCTCAGCAACCGCATTGGTCAGGCGTCAGGCGCAGTGACCAAACTGGGCGTGAAAAGCCAGCCTGGCGTCTGCCAATGCGGTCGTATGTGAAGGGAAGGGGATGCGGGATGCATCGGAGATTGATCGGAACACCAGGGCGCTACTCCTGCTTGGTTCCCGCCGCGTTTCTGGTATTGGCCGTCTCGCATATACCGGCTCAGGAGGTTCACGGGTCTTTGCGATCCTAGCGCTGCAGCTCGCTTGAGCACGTTCCGATCAATCTCCGATGCAGCCTGCGATGGGGAGCAGGGCATCGGGCCGTCTTTCCGGCTGTCATGCACCAGAGCCCGGCGGGCCGTGCAGTTGCGCATTACCGAGGATTGCGCAACCTGATGATCTCACCTCGGTTGATTCGGTGATTTCCCGTCTGGCCCTGTCGCCAAGGCCAGGCAGTGAAATCTCCCGGCCTCGCTACTGGCGTCAGGCCGGGGTGTTGCTTCAGCGGTGATCCCTCTGCGCCAGGGTGGCGCCGCGTCTGCCGCTGCTGATTGCAGCTCTGCGGTTCGTCGTGGTTGCGGGCGTCGAGCTTCCTCCTCGCGACGTCAAACAGCATCTGTCCGCCGCGGATCACAGGTCCTTACAACATGCACGCTACAGCTCTGGGTGCCCTAGCTGATTGGGGCAGGGTGCATGAGGTCCGGCGCCCCTCGATGCCGAAGCTCGGGGCGCTAATTCAAAGATTCGTGTTGCCACTCCCGCTTACCGAGGTCGATACAGCCAATCCCAGGGAGCCGCGTGGCTTTGTGGATTCGCTAACGCCTTTCCCGGCAGGAGCTTGAACAAGTCGAGTTGTTAAAGAGCGGTGAGTGCTAACTGCCGCGCCGCCGTGGAAGCGAGCGCTTGAGGTAAATTTAGAAAACTAAACAAAAAGCGTCAAGTACTATTTTAGAAATCTAAACAGCGCAGGCGAGCTTCACCCGCCCTTGTCAAGACTTCCAGCCTTGTAGGACTTCAGCTAATCTGCTGTGGTACCTGTATGGATGTACAGCAATAAGGAGGTCGCATGGCTAGGCAGAAGCAACAACCAGAACGATCAGGGATGTCCGGGCTAGAGCGCCTGGAGCTGAGGGTTTCCTCGATGATCAATCACCCCATTGCCCAACAGCAGCGATGGGTGACAATTCACCGTCTTGATACCGATGGCGAGCGCGAGTGGGAAGAGCTGATGAGGGCGCTTTCAGAGACGGACGGTCTTGAAATGGCCTTCAGCGATGAGGACGAGTCGGTGACGCTCCAATGGGAAGCGCTATCAGATGATGACCCAAGAGCTGAGCACATCGAAGAGTTCACTGCGATGGAAGAGCCGGCACCCTTCTAAGACCGATTGGCCCGCAAGCGGGCCATGCTGACTGGACTTATGCCTTCTTGGCATTCCAGATCAAGAGCACCTTGGCATGGATCGTCACATCGTCGATGCGAGCGGTCTGGTTCTCGTAATGGGGATTATCTGAGATCAGGCGAAAATGATCTTCGTCAAGGCGCATCATCCGCTTGATGTAGAGCTCCTGATGCCAAGTAATGACGTAGATGCCTTCTCCCACAAACTCATTGACCCCACGATCAACGATGACCAGATCCTTGTCGTTTATCGTTCCTTCCATGCTCTGGCCCCAGCCAGTGATCATGGCCAGGGCAGTAGGGGAGGTGTAGGTGACGCCTTTCTCTCGCAAGGTGTCCTCACGGACTACCAGGTTTCTGACCGCTTCGTTGTAATCCGCAGGGACCTGACCATGCCCCATCGCCGCCCTCACATCGTATTGAGGGATCAGAATCTCGTCCTGCTTTGGACGGAGATTGGAATACGCTGACGGCAGATACTCCTGGGTAGGAGTTGGGTTGTCGGCTTCGGCTGCAGCGGCCAGCATCACTTCGCGGGCCTTTTCGGACAGGTTTTTTCCTGCGCGCGATGCGAGCATCTGTGCAACTAGCTCGGCCGTGCTGGACGCAGGTGCTTCCGAATGTGCCGCTACGTCGCCTGGGCTCCCAGTCCCATCCGATAGCCACTGGGGCGAGCACTTGAGCACTTTCGCGAGGGCGAGAAGATTTTTGCCCTTGGCACCGTTAGTTCCGTTGATCCAGAAGCTAACGGTCGCCTTGGACACGCCAGACAGTTTGCTGAGGTCGGTAGAGCTGATGTCCAGCTCTCTCATGCGCCGCACAACGCGATCTTTGAATTCCATATTTAGGATTCTAAACCTTAGCGAGTTTAGATAACTTGCCTTGTATTGTTAAGAACTCTAAACTCACCGAGAACATCGGAGAGCCATCAATGACCTTTGACGAAGCCCTGAACCATTTTCGAACCGGCCGCGCCATCGGTGACGCTCTCGGTGTGTCCGGTAGTCGTGTTTCCCAGTGCCGGGCAGCTGGAGGATTTTCCTATCCAATGCAATGCGTATTGGAGAAGGAGTCAGGAGGCGAGCTCGTCGCTCGGCGCCAGGATGTGCCCGGGACCGGCCCGCTAAAGCAGGCAGGTTGACTGAATACAGTCTGATGTATCGCACAGCGCGCCAGTAGATGGCTGAAACACCTGCGAATCCATCCAGTATTGAGATCGCAGACGAAAAAAAACCGCCTGGCAGGGCGGCTTTCTCTACAACATTTCAACGGGCTAAAGCATGACAAACATCGTCCCACTTGACAAGTCCAGGGGGTTCACCCGGATGGACAACCAGCTCATGGATGGCCTCTTGGCTATCGATCTTCCGGCACGAGAAATGAAGATCGTGCTGTACGTGGCCAAGGCCACCATCAACTTCGGGGCAGGCGCCCAGCGCATCCCAGCCACCGACATCGCCAAAGCCATCCATGCACACCCTGACACCGTATCCAAGGCTGTTTCCAGCCTGCTGCGTCGTCGCGTGCTGTTTCGTGACGGTGGCGCTCGTGGCGATATCGGCGTCAACGACCCGAAAGACTGGGTCTACGTAACTGATCCGAAACAGACCAAAACAGCCGATTCGGCTCAAGTGGTCCGAATCGGCTCGGAGTCGAAACAGACCAAAACCGCCGAGTCCCTTCTTTATTCTAAGAAACAAACCCCCTATGTATTTCTTCCTTCGGAAGAAGATACATGCCCCCCCAGCGAAATCGACGAGCCTCCAGCCAAGGCCGATCGCAAGACCCCATTCGGGAAGGCCGCCATGCTGGCCGACAACCCCCACGGCCTGGATGAATCGCTGATCGCTGATTACCTGGCTGTCCGCAAGGCGGCCAAGGCAACTGTTAGCGCTCGCATCTGGTCCCGCCTGAACGCCAAGCTCGAGCAGTGCAAGGCCTTCGGCATCCAGCCTGCCCAGGCCTTGGAGATCGCGGTGGAGAACGGCTGGCGCGGATTCGAGGTGGAATGGGTCACCAAGCGCGTTGGTGGCCAGCCGCCTGCCAAAGCCAATCCCAATAGCCGTCATCACGGCTTCAACGAGCGCGACTACACCGCTGGCCTGGCCCCGCGGGAGGACGGTACCTATGCGATCTGAATCGGTGATCACCATGTCTGAGGTGAAGAACGCTGCTGGCTTTCGTGTTCAGCCGGGCGAGTGCGAACAGCACGGGGCCTTCGAGCAGCGCGTGACCCTGTTGATGGGGCGCGAGATCGTCGGCCGTTGCCCAGACTGCGAGAAGATCGCCATCGCCGAACGCGAGGCCAAGCAGCTGGCCGAGGAAACACGCCTGAAGCGTGAGGCCATGACCCGCAAGCTCGGGTCTGCGCTCATCCCGAAGCGATTCGCCGACCGCACCTTGGCCAATTACCGGGTCGAGCACGAGGGCCAGCGCAAGGCCCTGGCCTATTGCACGCGGTACGTTGCGGCGTTCGACGAGATCCAGCGCACCGGGCGATGCCTGATGCTGTTGGGCCAGGTCGGTACCGGCAAGACCCATCTGGGCGCTGGCATGGCCAACGATTTGATGCGTAACACCTCGGCTACCGCCGTGTACCGCACGGTAGGCGCTGTCCTGCAGGCCATCAGAGCGACATACGACCGACACAGCGAGCAGTCCGAGGCCGACATCCTGTCCAGCCTGATCGAGCCGTCGCTGCTGGTGCTGGACGAAGTCGGCGTCAGCAAGGAGCAGCCGAGCGAATTCGAGCTGACAACCCTGTTTTCGATCATTAACGGGCGCTACGAGCAAATGCGCCCCACGGTCGTGATTTCCAACTTGGAAGCCAGCCAACTGCGCCACGCCATGGGCGAGCGGTGTTACGACCGCCTGCGCGAGGGCGGCGGTGTGGTGGTGCCGTTCCAGTGGGAGTCTCACCGTGGCAGAGAGGAGTTCTGACCATGCGGCAAACCAAGCTGACCAGGGCTGCGCGCGGCCGGGAGTGTCAGGTGCGTATTCCGGAGGTGTGCAACGGCAACCCGGAAACCACCGTTCTCGCGCACTACCGCTTGGCTGGCACCTGCGGCGTCGGCAAGAAGCCGCACGACCTACAGGGCGCCTGGTGTTGCAGCGCATGCCATGACGCTTGCGACGGGCGCAGCAAGGCCGTAGATCGCGAAACAGCCCGGCAGTATCACGCCGAGGGCGTCATGCGCACCCAGGCGCTGCTGCTCAACGAGGGGGTGCTCATAGCATGAAGCCGGCAACCGTGTCTGGGTTCAGCCCCAAGAAGCCCCGGGCCAAGCGCGTAGATCGCGAGGGCAGCGAGCAGGCCACCCTGATGACCGAGATCAAGCTGCGCTATCCAGAGGTATACGCGAGCCTTCATCACACCCCGAATGGTGGGCATCGCAGCTGGGCCGAAGCCAAACGGCTCAAGGCCCAAGGCACCAAGCCTGGCATTCCCGATCTGCAGCTGACGCTGGCCCGCGGCGGATATTTCGGCCTGTTCATCGAGTTCAAAGCCACCGTTGAACCGGCGCCTGTCTCGCCTGAGCAGTACGCCTGCATCGAGCGGCTGACCCGCGAGGGTTACCTGGCGGTCGTTTGCTACGGCCATTTCGACGCCATGGAGTGCTTGAGAGCCTACATGGCCCTGCCCAAAACCGAGGTAGTGCAATGACCAACACCGCTGCTGTGAAGATCAGCGATTCCGAGATCCGCCGCCAGGCCGCCGGGTCGGCAAGAGACCTGCGCAGCCTGGCCAGCAAAGGCCTGTATTTCCGTTTTCACCGGTCCCGCGATCGAGGTTCCTGGTACCTGGTCATCAAGGGGAAATGGCACCGGATCGGCTCATACCCAGAGCTGAGCGCCGCCAAGGTGGCCGCTGCGCTGCCGGATATCCGCCTGCGTCTGGAAGCGGGCGAGGGCTCTAGCCTGTCGAGCTGGGTGCTGACCGGCGAGCTGCTGACCTGGTTTGCTGAGCGCATGGCCCGGGACCGCAATCTTTCGGGCAAGCGCAAGAGCACCGCTGCATCGGCCATCAAGCAGCATTTGGTGCCGCGCCTCGGGCAAGTGCCGCTGGCCCAGATCGACAAGGCGCTGCTCGACCGGGAGCTGATGTGGCCGCTGCAAGAGACCCTGTCCATCGACTACGTGCGGTTGGTCTTCCAACTGCTGGCCCTGGCCTTCCGGCAAGCCTTCAAGCTGCGCTACATCAGCTCCAACCCCATGGCTGGTATCCGCTTCGGGGACTTCTCGAAGGCCAAGGTCACGGTCAAGCCATCGCGCCTGCGTGGCGTGCACCTTGAGGATCTGATGAGCCGCATGAAGAGCGCTCTGGCCAACCGGCCACAGCATGGCGTGCTGGCTCTGATGATGCTGTGCCACGGCACCCGGCTGGGCGAAACCCGCCTGGCGCGTTGGAGCCACATCAGCCTGGCCGAGCGTGAGTGGTACATCCCGGCCGAGCACACCAAGACCGGCGTGCAGCACCGTTTGCCCCTGACCGACCAAGTGCGGTTCCTGCTTATGGCCTATCGCGAGATCCAGCGCAATCAGGGCTATGACGGCGAGTTCGTTTTCCCAGGGCGCCAGGGCAAACCCATGAGCGAAGCCAAGGCATCGGCAGTCTTCACGGTCATGGGGCAGGGTGAGTGGACAAGCCACGACCTGCGCAAGCTGGCCCGCACAGGCTGGGCTGACCTCGGCGTTGACCACCTGGTGGGTGAGCTACTGATAAACCACGCCATGGGCCACAACGTGAAGGTGTACATCCAGTCCGACATCATGGCCCGCAAGCGTGAGGCTCTGGAGAAGTGGCATGCACACCTTGATCAGAAGGGTTTCGAGTCGGTTCACGGCTTGACCGGCGATAGATCGACGGATTCAGGGATTCTCTCGCGGGCCGCTGAGCGTGCGGGCTTCGGGGCGCTTCCGGTATCCACCATAAGCGAGGATTCGAAATGACCATTTTTGAGATTGAGACCCTGCGAGAGCAGTTCATCGACGCTTACCGCAGCCTGCTTATTGCCGAAGGAATGAACATTCAAGATCGGCATTTCGAATGGCTTGAGGGCGGTTTTTCCCATCGTGAAACGGCTGTCGCTTGGTGGGCTTGGCAAGAGTCCAGAAAGGTACTGGTCATCACCTTGCCGAAGGCCTTCAGCACTATGGCCGGGCCTGTGATGTGGGCGGACTGCGTTCGTGAGGCTGTCGATGCCCAAGGCCTCAAGGTGACTGAATGAGGAAGAGCCACGGCCCAGCCTTCAAGAAGGCCGTGATCGAGCTGGACAAGTGCCCTTTGTGCCGTGGGAGAGCGGTCACAAAGAGCATGTTCTACGAGATGCCCTGCGGCCACTGCAACGGCTCCGGCTTTGTGGAAGCTGAAACAGGCGAGGCATTGCCACTGGATGAACTGGTTACCCAGCTCAGCCTGGCCCTGCAGGCCGCGCACCGGCAGATCGAGCAGTTGAAGAACCCTCAGGCATCCGGGCCTGAGGCTACATATCAGGGAAGCAACCAGCGCGGTGCTGGGCGCGCCAACTACACCGGTGATTGAGGGGGAAGGACATGATGTACAGCAGTGTATCGGGTGCAGTAGTTGCCGCTCTGGCGGCGGGCGAGAAGGGATCGGCGAAGGCCCAGGCCTGGCAGAAGCTTTACAAATCGGCAGAGGAGGAGGGTGGGTGCCTCGCCTCGCTCGGAGGAGGCTCTGGTGGTATTGATCAATCCCAGGTCGATTACTGGTTGTGCGCACGGCTACATCACATGCTGAAGCCGCAGCACTGGGATGCGCTTGTGGCCAAATACAGCACGAGCAAAGTGAAGAAGGTTCAGGCCATAACGCTGGTCAGGCCGCGCATAGCGAGCCCCGCCTCCCAGTTATTCATCTACAAGGCGGTCACGGCCTGGGCGATTCCGAAGCTAAAAGGCGCTCGTCGCAAGCCCCCGCGCTCCGTGTCGGTTGAGATTCCTTTGGATGCCTCGGCATGGCGTCGTGACGCGACCGTCAATGCTGCCGTTGCAGCAGGCCAGGCAGAGAAGAAGCGCATCGAGGCGCTGCATGAGGGCGTGATCATCCTGCCGGACAGCTTCTACGACATGAACACGTGGGACCTGGACGCCACGCCGGAGTCGACACGCCGCCGCTGGAGGGCTGAAATCAACGAGAAGCTCGACGGCCTAGTGGATGATGCCTTGGCTGATGTGAAGGTGATTCTGGAGACTGAAGGGTTGCTGATGAAAGAGGCTGCGTGATTGCCTGTTGACATCAATGAGCGACTGAGCGAAATTATCCCCATCCTGTCATTCCTGCGCGTGGTGAGGAGTGGCCATTTAAAGCCCAGCCCAAAGTTGGGCTTTTTCTTTTTGGAGCTGGCATGAAAAGGGACTTGACTGTAATTCGTCTCATCCTTCGGAAGGTCGAAGAAAACGCGGACTACGACTGCTCAATTGCCATTAATCAGTTGATTGAGGAGTACGTTTCTCAACAGGGAAAGGACGTTCGAGACGGCGCGCTCATGTATGCCTCCTTCAGGATGCTCAAGGCTGAGAAGTTCATACTCTTCGGCGAAACAAACCAGCAGACCCCCACCGGGTCTACCACTTGGGAAACGATCAAGGGGATCACCTGGCGCGGGTACAACCTTATTGATGCAATCGATAACGGCAGGCCTCTAGAATTCGTTTAATTTAGATCGTCACCAAAGCCCAGCAATCGAGCTGGGCTTTTCGTGTCTGAGCCCTGGCAAATGCCGGGGCTTTTTTATGGAGCAGTGCTTATGGCCGAGCCAAGTACCGGCGCCCTAGCAGTGACCGGCGTACTTGCCAGCGTCGGCCTGGGTGCTGCATTCCCCCAGCTGGATCTGGCCGCGCTGGTCGGCGCGTTCGGTGGGGCTTTCTTCTACGTAGTTTTCGCAAAGGACATCAGCACCTGGCGCCGTGTCGGCTATCTACTGGCTGGCTGGATCGGTGGCTACTTCGGTGCAGCGGAACTGATGGGCCGGGCGTGGACCCAGACCGCTGGCTTCAGCGCATTCGTATGCGGCGTGCTCTGCGTCGTCACATTCTCTGGCTTGCTGGAGTGGATGCAGACCGGTCGCATGCCTACCTGGCTGCAATGGGTCTTCCGGCTGCGCGCCAGGAAGGAGGGTTGAATGGTTGCCGTTATCCAGGCCGCACTCTGCGCCGTCATCTTCGTGATGATTGGGCTGCGCTACCGGCCATATCCCGATGCTCGCTACAAGCTGAGTGTGTCGCTCATGGCGTGGGCTGCCTGCGCCGTGACCGGCATGCAGTGTGTGAGTCTCATCGGCCGCATGGTGTTGCACGATGACTTTGCTGATGCTTCCTGGTTCAACACTGCGTTCTATCTGCTGGCCGCCATCCTGGTGTGCCGGGCAAAAGGGAATGTTGCCAAGATCGTGAGGGTGGATTGATGAAGCTGATACTGAAGCGTTTGGCGCCTGAGATTGACGTTACCTGTCTTGGCGATAGCTCCTCTCGATTTGCTCTTGGTAAGCCCGACGGATCCTCTCCATTCGCTCTGCACACAGAGAGCGGTGACCTGCTGCCATGCCAGGTCAGCACGACCATGCGGAGTGAGCCAGGTGAGCCAGTACGCCTCACTGTCGTGTTCACTGTGGATGGCGACAAGTTGCTGGTTCAAGGCGATGGCCTGTAGTGGATGCGCCGCTCGGCGCGAGTGGATCAACAAGTGGACAAAGGTGGCGTATGAGCGAGCCCGTTATCTCGTTACTGGAGCAGATACTGGAAGAGCAGAAGAAGCAGACAAGCCTGCTCGAGCAGATCGCAACCCAGAACCTGGCACTGATCGAAGCTCTGGCGGATGAAGGCGGTGTCGATCCTGATGCCCCACCGCAGACCTACCTGAGTGGCGCGCCATGCCGTTGAGACCTCAGCGGCCATGTCGGGCCCAGGGCTGTCGTGCTCTGCACCGCAATGCCAATGGCTACTGCGATGGCCATGCCAACCTGGCTGCCGAGCAGGCCAAGGCCTGGGCGACCCGTAAGGGGTCGGGCCGTGGTGGTCGCCCCTGGCGCCGCAAGCGTGAGCGAATCCTGAAGCGAGACCAGTACCTCTGTCGGTGTGACGACTGCACGCAGCTTGGTCGCATTCGCGAAGCCCATGAGGTTGACCACATCGTGGCCCTTGCCCACGGCGGCACGGACGATGACGACAACCTTCGGGCGATCAACCGCGACTGCCACAAGGCGAAGACGCAGCGGGAGTCGAAAACGATCAAAAAATGATCGAATACGGCGCAAGTGAGAATAAATCCCGTTTGCGGGGAGGGGGAGGGTCAAAAGTTCAGGCCCTTTCGCTCGGACACCGCGCCCTCAATCGTTTTTTTACACCCGCGAAATATAAAGTTTAGTGGAGGCGCCGATGCCAGGGGTTGCCGGGCGCTCCGGCCGTCGCCCAAAACCCACGGCCCAGAAGGCTTTAGCCGGGAATCCAGGCAAGCGAAAGCTCAACAAGGAAGAGCCTGATTTCGCTCTGGTGACCAATGTCGACCCGCCCGACTGGCTGTGCGAGCACGCTACTCAGGTCTGGGAAATGCTGGTGCCCGAGCTGCTTCGAGCCAAGGTGTTGGCCCTGACTGACATGCACAATGTCGAGGCCTTTTGCACGGCCTATGGCAACTGGCGCATGGCCCAGGAATCAGTGCGCGAGCACGGGATTGTCGTCGCGGGCGCCACGGGCGGGCCTGTGAAAAATCCGGCCCTAACCGCAGCCAATGAGGCAATGCGCCAGATGGTCACCTTCGGTTCGATGCTCGGCCTCGACCCGGCCAGCCGTACGAGGATCATCGGCGGTAACAAGCAAAAAACCACCAATGAGTTCGCAGCCTTACTGAGTAGCTGATGGCCAGAGCCAAATACACCAACGTCGACAAGGCGATGGCGTGGGCAAGGTCCGTCCTCAAGGGCAAATTCCCGGCGTGCCGTTTCATCCGTCAGGCGATTGAGCGCCACTTCGACGACGTAGCAGCGAGCCGCTCGAAGGACTATCCGTACAAGTTCGACCCGGCCAAGGCCGAGAAGAAGCTGCGCCTGATGCAGCTGTTGCCGCACACGAAGGGCGAATGGGCCTTCAAGCGGCAACTAATAACACTCGAGCCCTGGCAGCTGTTCGGCCTGGCCTGCACCTTCGGCTGGGTACGGAAGAAAGGTGGGTACCGTCGGTTCCGCGAGAGCTATTGGGAGGTGCCGCGCAAGAACGGTAAGTCGGTGATCGCCGCAGGCGTCGGCATAAGTATGTTCACCGCCGACAACGAGTTCGGCGCCGAGGTCTACTCCGGTGCTACCACCGAGAAGCAGGCGTGGGAAGTATTCCGGCCAGCAAGGTTGATGGTCAGCCGGTCGCCCATGCTGATCGAGGCCGCTGGCATTGAGGTCAATGCCTCGAACCTGAATATCCCGTCCAACGGCAGCCGGTTCGAGCCGCTGATCGGCAACCCTGGTGACGGTGCATCGCCGTCCTGCGCGATCATCGACGAATTCCACGAGCACGACAGTGCGGCCCAGTACGACACCATGCTTACCGGCATGGGCGCCCGCCGCCAGCCGCTGATGTTCATCATCACTACTGCTGGCGCGAACATCGAGGGGCCGTGCTACGACAAGCGGCGCCAAGTCATCGAGATGCTCAACGGCACGGTGCCGGACGACGAGCTGTTCGGCTACATCTGGACGTTGGACGAAGGCGACGACTGGACGGACCCGAAGAACCTGGCCAAGGCCAACCCGTGCATGGGCGTGTCGGTGTTTCAGGAGTATCTGGAAAGCCAGCTGGCGCGTGCGCTGCGCTCCGCCCGGTTCACCAACACCTTCAAGACCAAGCACCTCAACCTCTGGGTGAGCGCCAAGACCGGCTTCTTCAACATGGAGAGCTGGAAAGCCTGCGAGGACAAGACGCTCACGCTCGAGCAGTTCGAGGGTCAGGAGTGGATCGCGGGCTTCGACTTGGCGCGCAAGCTGGACATGAACTCGCGGGCGCGGCTGTTCTGGCGCGAGATCGACGGCAAGGTCCACTACTACAGTGTGGCGCCGGCGTTCTGGGTGCCCGAGGACACGGCCAACGACGTAGATAGCAAGCGGATGACCGAGCGCTTCCAGGCCTGGATCAACACCGGGCACCTCACGGCCACGCCCGGCGCCGAGGTGGATTACCGCGAGATCCTCGAGGACACCAAGGAAGCCAACAAACTGGCGCCGATCCGGGAGAGCCCAATCGACCCGCACGGCGCAACTGGCCTCAGCCACGAGCTCGACGACGAGGGCTTCTGCCCGGTCACTATCACGCAGAACTACACCAACATGTCGGACGGCATGAAGGAATTGGAGGCGGCGATCCAGGCGGGGCGGTTCCACCACGACGGCAACCCGATCATGACCTGGTGTATCGGCAACGTGATCGGCAAGTACTTGCCCGGAAACGACGACGTGGTGCGGCCAATCAAGCAGGGCGACGACAACAAAATCGACGGCGCCGTGGCGCTGATCATGGCCATCGGCCGAGTCATGGCGCAGGCCCAGCTGGGCAATAGCGTCGATAACTTCATGAACGCCATTCGGAACCCAATCTACTGATGAACGCCGCGACGATCCTCTATCTGGTCACCGCGCTGCTGGGCTTCGCCCTGGTGGTGGCGGGTGTATTTATCCTGGCCGGTACCGGCTGGGCTCTCATCACCGCCGCGTGCAGCCTGTTCTGCATTGCGGCCTTCGTTCGGCGGGGGCTGATCAGTGGCTAACTCACTCACGCGGGCGCTGGGCGCTGCAGCCAGTCGGCCCAGGGCGAGTATCAGCGACTGGGTGGGCCAGAAAATCCGGCTAAGCGACGGTGGCTTCTGGAGCAGCTTCATTGGCGCCCAGTCCAGCAGTGGCAAGTCGGTCACCGTCGACAAGGCCATGCGGCTCTCGGCGGTTTGGGCGTGCGTGCGGATCATCTCCACCTCGGTTGCCGGTCTGCCGCTGAACATCTATCGCCGCCTGCCTGATGGCGGGCGCGAAAACGCCAGGGATTTCCGTCTGTACGACGTGCTCCACACCAGCCCGAACGAGGACATGGCCGCCTTCCAGTTCTGGCAGTCAGTGGTAGCGTCGATGCTGCTGTGGGGCAATGCCTACTGCGAGATTCACCGGGCCGGCGGCCGGGTTATTGCGCTGGACTTTTTGATGCCATCGCGAGTGACGCCCGAGCCTGATGATAATGGTCGGCTGCGTTACTTCTTCCAGCCGCGAAAGGGCGCCCGGCGAGAGATCGAGCGGGCAGACATGCTGCACATTCCGGCGTTCACGCTGGACGGTCGGATGGGCATGTCGGCAATCCGCTATGGGGCAGATGTCTTCGGCTCCGCCATGTCGGCGGACGATGCGGCCAACAGTACATTCAAGAACGGCATGATGCCGACTGTAGGCTTTTCGGTTAATCGCACCCTCACACCCGCCCAGCGCGCGGATTTTCGTGAGTATGTGAAGACCATCAGCGGCGCGCTCAATGCAGGCAAGAGCCCTGTCTTCGAAGATGGTGTGAAGCCTGAGCAGTTGGGCATCAATCCTGCTGATGCTCAGTTGCTGGAGTCCCGCGGGCACAGCGTCGAGGAAATCTGCCGGTGGTTTGGCGTGCCGCCCTGGATGGTGATGAAGACCGACAAGGGCAGCAACTGGGGCACCGGTCTGGAGCAGCAGCAGATCGCGTTTCTGACCTACTGCATCATGTCCTACACCGCGCCGATCGAGCAGTGCATCAACAAGTTCTGCCTGACGGCAACCGACCGCATCAACTATTACGCCGAGTACTCCTTGGAAGCGTTCCTGCGCGCCGACAGCGCCGGCCGCGCCGCCTACCTCAGCACCATGGGCCAGAACGGCTACATGACCCGCAACGAAGGGCGCCGCAAAGAAAACCTGCCAAGCATGCCAGGCGGCGACGTGCTGACGGTGCAGTCCAACCTGGTGCCGCTGGACCAGCTCGGCAAGCAGGACACCCAGGAAGCCGCCCGCAACGCTTTGAAGAACTGGCTCGGCGAGTCGAGCAACGCCTCTCAGGAGTAACCCATGAAGCACAAGATCCAATCTCGTGGCCTGCGCAGCGAGGTGAGCCCGCGCGCGCTCGACAAATGGAACCCGGCGATCCAAGCGGCCGTCGAGAATACCTCCGACACAATCACCGTGTACGGCGTGATCGGTGAGGACTGGTACGGCGAGGGTGTGACCCTCAAGCGAATCGACGCTGCGCTTCGCGCTATCGGTGAAAAAGATGTGACCGTTTACATTAACTCGCCCGGCGGCGATATGTTCGAAGGCATCGCCATCTACAACCGCCTGCTCGAGCACAGCCACAAGGTCACCACCAAGGTGCTCGGCATGGCGGCCAGCGCCGCGTCAATCATCTACCTGGCCGGTGCCGAGCGCCAAGTCGCTAGCAGCGCCTTCCTGATGATCCACAACTGCTGGACCTTCCTTGCCGGCAATCGCCACTACCTGCGCGACGTGTCGGACGACATGGAAGAGTTTGACGCTGCCATGAGCGATCTGTACGCCGAGACCAGCGGCCAGACGCCCGAAAGCATGGCGGAGCTGATGGATGACGAGACGTTCATCCGTGGCAAGCGTGCCGTAGAGCTGGGCCTGGCCACCAGCATCCTGGCTGCGGGCGAGGTCACCGAGCGCGAAACCGAAGAATCTACTCAAGCCAATGCGCTGAAAGCCATGGATACGGCCCTTGCCAAAGCCGGCATGCCCCGGTCCGAGCGCCGCGAATTGTTCGCCAATTTCAAGTCCAGCATGCCTCGCGCTGCTGGCGGGGGTACGCGTAACGCTGCCCCGACCGACAAGCCGAACGCTGTCGCGCCAGACCTCTCCGCCTCACTGAGCGCGGCAACCAATCTCTTGAACTCTCTGAAAGGTAAATGACCGTGGACTATGAAGCCCAAGTCAAGGAAATCAACGCCGCCCTCAAGGGGATCGGCGACCAAATCAAAAGCCAGGCCGAGGCAACCGAAAAGCAAATCAAGGCCTCCGGCGCGATGAGCGAAGAAACCCGCGCCAAGGTGGACGAGTTGCTCACTAAGCAGGGTGAGCTGAACGCGCGCCTGGGCGAAGCCGAGCAGAAACTCGTCAACGCCAGCCGTGGCCAGCAGCATCAGGAAGAGCCGCAGAAGTCGGTGGGCGCCCTGGTAATTGAGAGCGAAGAGATGAAGGACATGAACTCGTCCTTCCGCGGCTCCCGCCGGGTATCGGTTCCTCGCGCCGCGATCACTACTGCCACCGGCGGTAGCCTGGTCGCGCCTCAGCGCCTGGACACCATTGCCGCGCCGCCTCCGCGCCGTCTGACCATCCGCGATCTGGTGGCGCCCGGTACCACCGAGTCGAACTCGATCGAGTACATCCGCGAAACCGGCTTCACCAACAATGCGCGCACGGTTGCGGAAAACACGGCCAAGCCGTATTCCGATCTGACCTTCGCACTGGCCACTGCCAATGTGCGCACCATCGCGCATCTGTTCAAGGCCAGCCGTCAGATGCTCGACGACGCCAAGGCACTGCAGAGCTATATCGACGGCCGCGCCCGCTACGGCCTGATGATGGCCGAGGAAGCCCAGCTGCTGTACGGCAGCGGTACCGGCGCCAACCTGCAAGGGCTCATGACCGTCGCTCAGTTGTACGCCGCGCCCACTGGTGTGACCGTGGTCGGCGAGCAACGAATCGACCGCCTGCGCTTGGCGCTGCTGCAGGCCGAGCTGGCCGAGTTCCCATCGGACGGCATCGTGCTCAACCCCATCGACTGGGCGGCGATCGAGCTGACCAAGGACGGTGAGGGCCGCTACATCATCGGCCAGCCGCAGGACGGCACCACGCCGCGCCTGTGGAACCGTCCCGTCGTCTCCACCCAGGCCATGACTCAGGACGACTTCTTGGTCGGCGCTTTCAAGCTAGGCGCGCAGATCTACGACCGCATGGAAATCGAGGTGCTGATCTCGACCGAGAACGACAAGGACTTCGAAAACAACATGGCGACCATCCGTGCTGAAGAGCGCCTGGCCTTCGCCATCTACCGAGACGAGGCGTTCGTTACCGGTCCGCTGACTGGCACCAAGCCTTAACTGACCATGTTCATGGCGCCAGCAATGGCGCCACACAGGAGCGACCCCATGGCTAGTACCAAGAAGCAGGACAAGCCCACCCCGGTACCGGAACAGGCTGCTGCAACCGTAACTGACCACACCTTGAATACGCCCGAAATCAGCGGGGCTGCCACTGCTGATCCGGCTGCGGGTGGCACCGCAATCACTCCGGCCAGCGCAGGTACGGGCACTGACGAAACGCAGGAAGCGGGCGGCTCGGGGGCAGATTCGCCAGTACAGCTGGCGCCGACGGTTACTTCGACCGAGGATGCTGCAACCGCCGCTTCCTCCCCGGGGCGCCCAGCCCAGGCTGGCGACGAGTCGCATGACTCCTCCAAAACAACAGGGCCGAACGAAACTGCCTCGAGCGTTTCAGTAGAGCTGAATCCCGCCAAGGTCCAGGTGTATCCGCTTCGCTCGTTTATGGACGAAGGTGAGCTGCGCCGCCGCGGCGGGCCGAGCTACCTGGTACCGCGGCTTCACGCAGAAGACCTCGAGCGCCGCAATCTGGTATCGCGTACTCCACTGGAGGAGTGAGCCATGTCAGTGATCGATATCGAAATGGCCATGCACCACCTGCTAGCCGAACCTGACGACCAAGTGCTGGTGCAGACGCAGCTCGATGCGTCGGAAGAGGCAGCCATGCAGTTCCTCAACCGCCGTTTCTACCTCGACCAGGTGGCGCTCGACTCGGCTCGCGCTGGTGTACCAGCGGCAATGCAGCAAGCCAAGGAAGCGAACGCAGCCGCCGTAGCTGCCGCTGAGGCGGAGCAGGACCACACCCTTCGCTGCCGTCAGCTTGAATACGCAAGGAAGGCACTGGCGGACGCCTACGACGTGGCGGATTCCATCGCCTATGGCATGGTGCTGAACCCTGCCATTCAGGCGGCTTGCCTGCTCAAACTGGGCCACTTATTCGCCAACCGCGAGGAGGTGGTCACCGGCACGATCGCCACTGAGCTGCCTCTGGCGTCCCAGCACCTACTGATGCCCTACCGCATCCGGATGGGTGTGTGATGCAGGCTGGTAGGCTGCGGCACCGTATCGACATTCAGGAACTGCGACCGGTGCGTGACCCGGTGACCCTGGAGTTCGGTGAACCTGAATGGGTGACCCGCTGGGGGAAATGCCCGGCCAGTGTCGAAGACCTGTCGGCCAGAGACTTCATCGCGGCGCAGGCCGGCCAGGCGCAGGCCACCGGCCGCATGGTGATCCGTTACCGCCCGGGCGTGCTCCCTACCATGCGCATCCTGTACCGGGGCGATGTATATAGCATCGTCGGCCCACCCTTGGCTGACGCCAAGACCGGGCTGGACTACTTGACGATTTTGGTCGAGAAGGGGGTGAAGGATGGTTGACGGTGTCGAGTTCTCTATCACTGGCCTGGATAGTCTGCTCGGCAAACTGGATGCCGTCAGCTACGACATTCGCCGCAAGGGTGGACGGGCAGCGCTGAGGAAGGCTGCCCAAGTGGTGGTGCAAAAGGCCAAGGCCGGCGCCGAGCGCATTGATGACAAGGCTACTGGCCGCTCGATTGCGGACAACATCGTGCTGCGCTGGAACGGGCGGCTGTTCAAGCGCACCGGCGACTTGGGTTTCCGTGTCGGAGTGCTACACGGCGCGGTGCTCAAGAATGGCGGGGACTTGAGCCAGAATGCCCCGACCCCTCACTGGCGATTGCTTGAGTTTGGCACCGAGAGTATGGCTGCAGTGCCGTTCATGCGGCCGGCCTTGGCCAACAGCATCAGCGAGGTGACCAACACTTTCGTCACCGAGTACGAGAAGTCGATTGACCGCGCTATCCGGCGCGCTGCGAAGAAGAAGGCGGCATCCTCATGACACCACCAATCGTTGAGGCCTGCGCCGCGAGTGCTGCCGTGACGGCTTTGCTCGGGGCGGGGGTGGACATGCGCCTTTACTCGTTCGGCGAGGCCGAGGAGGGCGTGGCCAAGCCATACGCGGTCTGGCAGTTGATCACCGGTGACCCCGAGAACTACCTGGCTGGCCGGCCGGATGTCGACAGCTTCACGCTGCAGGTCGATATCTACGGCACGACCGGTACCTCTGTCCGGAGCGTGCGAGACGCCATCCGGGACGCTATCGAGCTGCAGGCCAACATCACCCGGTGGGGCGGCGAGAGCCGAGACCCCACCACCAAGAACTACCGAACCAGCTTCGACGTGGACTGGATAGTCCGCCGTTGAGCCAACCAGGCCCGCCAAGTGCGGCCATTTCTTTGCCCGACAGGAGACCACCATGTCGATTTTGACTCAAGGCACCCAGGTATTCGCACTGGTACCACCCGTGACCGGCACCGGCCCGCTGACGGTGATGGAGGTGGAGTGCGCCACCGCGTTCAACCCGGGCGGCGCTCCAAAAGAGCAAATCGAGGATACCTGCCTCAGTTCGCGGGAGCGGTCCTATAAGCCGGGTCTTCGAACCCCTGGACAGGCATCTCTGACCATCAACGCTGATCCCAACAGCCCGAGCCATATCCGCCTGCACCAGCTATCTGAGGCTGATGGTGATTCTACCGTGCGCTGGGCTGTAGGCTGGTCTGACGGACCATTGAATGCTGCAGGGAAACCAACCGCCCTCCCAACGCTCAATGCGAACAAAGACGACTTCGAGCTGCCCACCAGCCGCACTTGGTATGTGTTCGAGGGGTACGTAGCTGACTTCCCATTCGATTTTGCTGCCAATGCCGTAGTAAGCACCGCAGTTTCAATCCAGCGCTCGGGCGGTTCCGCCTGGATCAAGAAATCGACCTGAGGTAGACCATGAAGCTCAACATCGAAAGCCTGCGCCAGGCTGGGTCGTTCACCGGCCGGCCTGTCCAGAAAGAAGTCCAGTGGCGCCAGGGCGATGACATGATCACCGCCACGGTGTTCGTTCGCCCACTCGGCTACCAGAGCGCGGTCAGCGACGTGCTCGCCGCCGGCGGCAAGCAGGACAGCATCGCCGGGCGGATCGCTGCCGCCATCTGCGACGAAGAAGGTAACCCGGTGTTCACCGCGCTGGACATCACACATGGCCCGCTGGACACCGCCGAGCTGGCCAAAGACCCGGACAGCACCAAGCGCATGGGCGCGCTGGACGGCAACCTCACCGTGGCGCTGCTCACCGCCATCCATGAGGTCAACAACCTGGGAAAGACGACGAGCTCACCGCCCTCGATGAGTTCTGGCATGAGCTCGTCCTCGCCGGGGTCGGTGGCCGCACCATCGCGCAAGCGCAAGAAAACCTGAGCCTGCGCGAGTTCCACTCATGGCTGAAGTTCAGGGAGCGGCGGGGGTCGTTCCACCTCGGCATGAGGGTGGAGCGCGGCGTGGCGCTGCTGGCTTCGATTCTCGCGAACCAGGGTCGTGACCCGCAGCGCCGGCCTGAACCCTTCACGCCTGCGGACTTTACCCCTCACGAAGATCGCTTGCCGGTCAGTCTGGAGCAGGCAATGGAGCAATGGGTGTGACGCCTAGCCCTATGGCCTTATGCCGTCGGATGTTAGATTGCCCTAATTTTCAGGGAGGGTGGCTAACCATGGCAGCTGATGTGAATACTTACATGGGCATAGGCACGACTGTAACTGCGGCGCTGATCTACTTTACCCCGGCAGTCATCGCATGGATCCGGCGGCACCCGAATCGTGTTTCGATATTTTTGCTCAACCTGATGCTCGGGTGGACATTCATTGGATGGCTCGTTGCTCTTATTTGGTCGGCGTCAGCAATTAGGCGGCGGTCCATTGATGAGCCCTCAAACTATCCGGGCCCGCCACCTACAGATAACGACAGCTACCGAAAACTCGAACAGCTGGCCGATCTTAAGGAGCGCGGTCATTTGACCCAAGATGAATTCGACGAAGAAAAGCGTAGAGTTCTGAAGGACAGATAGCCAAATAAGCAACGAGCCCGCTGACGCGGGCTTTTTTTCGCCTGGAGGAAAGCATGGCGAGCCGTTCTCTTGGCACATTGACTCTCGACCTGATCGCGAGGATTGGCGGTTTCACCGGCCCGATGGACAAGGCCGGGCGCGAAACACAGAAGCAGATGGCAGAGATACGCAAGCACGCTGAGCGGCTGGGAACAGCCGTAGGTGCTACTTTCGCTGCCATTCCTGCTGTGGTGGCTGGCTTGGTGACCAGCTCCGCAGCCGCTGCGAAAGAGCTATCGAATCTGTCAGCACTTGCTGGCCTAAATACAACAGAGTTCCAGCGTTATGCCGCTGCCGCAGCTTCCGTAGGTGTGCAGCAGGATAAGCTTTCAGACATCTTCAAGGATACCAACGACAAAGTTGGAGACTTCCTTGCAACCGGCGGGGGCGAACTCAAAAACTTCTTCGAAACGGTAGCACCGAAAGTTGGCGTCACAGCAGACCAGTTTCGCAAGCTGAACAGCGCGGATGCCCTACAGCTGTACGTCAGTAGTCTGCAGAAGGCTAACGTTAGCCAAGCGCAAATGACCTTCTTCATGGAGGCGATCGCTGACGAGGCTACAGCCTTGGTGCCGCTCTTGGCTGACGGGGGTAAGAAATTCAAAGAGCTTGGTGATGCCGCGCAATCTGCCGGCATGATTATGGATGAGCAGACGATTGGCGCCGCTCAACAGTTTAGCGCTGAACTGACTATTATCGGTCAGTACGCCAACTCGGCGAAGACCGCACTGGCTGCCGAATTCATGCCAGTATTGGCGCAGTTGGCCCAGGATCTTGCTGATACGTCCAAAGAGGCTGGCGGCCTGAGAAATGTTGTGCATGAATTCGCTGAGGACTTGATTGAGGTCACCGCAGTCACTGCAAGCCTTGCCGATGGCACAAGTCGAGCTTTCACGATTGTTGCCGGTACTATCGCCAGTGGCTTTGCCACGACAATGGCTTATCTGCAAAGCATTGGTGCAACAGCCAACACCCTCCTAGGCGCCGTTACGTTTGGCGATATGTCGAAGGATTTCAAGGCAAGTGCCGCGAAGTTGACGGCTGACGCAATTGATCACTCTCGCACTGCAGGAATGATAGCCGCAGATCTGGCCGATGAGTTCAACAAGCCGTGGTCTGGTGACGTCATTCGCGAGTACGTAAAGGAAGCGCGAAAGGCAGCATCCGAACTGCCCAAAATAGTACCAGTCGGTAATGGAAAAGCCGGGGTTATAGGTCAAACCGATGCACAGAAGGCAGCTGCCAAGGCTGCCGAGGCTGCGGCCAAGAAGCTCAACCAGGCTTTCGAAACAACGGAAGAGAACTACAAGCGCCAGATTGAGCTGATCAACACCTCGACCGACAAGCGCAAAGACGCGACCGAGGTTGAGAAGCTGGCATTCGAGGTCTCGAGCGGCAAGCTTGATGGCATCAACGACAAGCAGCGCAAACGCCTGGAAGGCTTGGCAGCTGAGCTCGACGCCCTGAAGAAGATCAAGCACGCCGAGGAAGACGCCAAAAAGCTCGCGGCCTTCAAATCAAGCGCCAACGAGGACTATCTGAGCGCCAAGAATGGATTCGACTTGGAGCTCGCTGGCGCAGGTCGCGGCGACAAGTACAAGGAGCGACTAAAAGAGCGTTTGGCCATCGAGGAGGATTTCAATCGCCAGCAGCGTGACCTGGTGCTGCAGCGCAACAGCGGCGATATCAGTTCCGAGCTGTACGAGCAGGAAACCGAGGCGCTGAGCGAAGCCCTTGCGCAGCGGCTGGTGCTACAGCAGGACTACTACAACCAGGTAGACGAAGCTCGGCTCAACTGGATGGATGGAGTTACCAGTGCCTGGGAAGATTTCGCGGATGCCGCGACGGACTACTCAGCCATAGCAGCCGACGCGACTACTTCGATTCTTGGCAGTGCTCGGAGCGAGCTCAGCACGTTCATGAGCGATGTGGCCACCGGCTCCGCCGACGCTGGTGACGCGCTTATGGACATGGTCAGCGGCTTCGCCAAGTCGATGGTCGGCGCGTTGGCAGACATGGCGGCGCAGTGGCTGGTATATCAGGCCGTCCAATTACTGGTCGGCAAAAGCACCCAGTCGGTCGCGGCCATGGGCATGGTGGCAAACGCGCAGGCGACTTCGTTCCAAGCCCAGCTGGCTGCCTATGCCTCCACTGCCGCGATCCCTATCGTCGGCCCGGCCCTGGCGCCTGGTGCGGCGATGGCCGCAGCCATGGCCACGGCACCGATGGTGGCCGGCGTGGCATCCACATCCCTCATGGGTATGGCTCACAACGGCCTCGACAACATTCCGCGAGAGGGCACCTGGCTGCTCGATGGCGGCGAGCGAGTGCTGAACCCGAACCAGAACCGCGACCTGACCCAGTACCTGCGCAATGCGAATGACGCTGGTGCGGGCCGCGGCGGGGGCGGCGGCATCACCATCCATGCGCCGGTCACAGTCCAGGCCCAACCAGGCATGAGCGACGATGCCGCGCGTCGTCAGGGTGAAATGATGGCCAGAGGGCTGGAGGAGCAGATGGAACAGGTGATCTACAAGGCCACTCAGCAGGGCGGAATCCTCTGGAGGAAGTGATGGCAGAAACATTCAGCTTCTGCACTCGGGTGGGTGCAACTGGCGAAATCAAGCAGCGGGTCTGGGAGAACGACTTCGGCGACGGCTACAGCCAGTCCGGTGGTACCGGAATCAACAACAAGACCCAGGAGTGGTCGCACAAGGCCGTGGGCAGCCTCGACGCTGGCCAAGAACTTCGCCTGATGCGCGACTTCCTCGACCGGCACGAAGGCTACAAGTCGTTCTTCTGGACGCCGCCGGGCGGCACTCAGGGGCGGTACAAGGCCAACGGCTACAAGCTCGACCCGAAAGGCGCCGGGCTGTTCGAGATCAGCTTCACAATGAAGCAGACATTCACCCCTTACTGACCCCGCGCTGCGGGGTTTTTCTTTTTGAGGCCCCATGACATTCGAATCCGATATCCAGAAGCTCGAGCCGGGCAACCAGATCCGGCTCTACGAGCTGGACGCGACCCGACTGGGCGGGAACATCATGCGCTTTCATGGGCATGCTCAGGAGGCCGATATCATCTGGCAGGGCCAGCTCTATTCGGCCATGCAGATCGAGGCCAAGGGCTTCGACATTCGCGGCGATGGCCGGCCTGCCACCCCGACCCTGCAGATGGCCAACGAGATAGCTGGTGTGCGTGGCGCGGTCACAGCGCTGTGCTTGGCGCTCAAAGACCTGGTGGGCTCCAAGGTCAGGGTCATCGAGACCTTTCGCCACTTTCTGGATGCGGTGAACTTCCCGGACGGAAACCCTGATGCGTCCAACCAGGCCCGGGAAAACCTCTGGTACATCGAGCAGAAGACCGACGAGAACCGCCAGCAGGTGACCTTCCAGTTGTCCAGCCCTTTGGACATGGGCGGCGTCATGCTGCCGGCCCAGCAGATCACCAAGCTATGCCGCTGGGCCTGTCGTGGGCAGTACCGGGGCGAGGCCTGCGCCTATACCGGCGCTGCCATGTACACCAAGCAGGACGAACCCACTGACAACCCGGCGCTCGACCGCTGCCCGGGGCGCTGGAAGAGCTGCAAGCTTCGCGGCAACACACGCCGCTTCGGCGGCTCCATGGGCGCAAGCCTGATCGTCAGTTCGAGGTGATCGATGCGTATCAACCAGTCACTGCAGGCCGCGATCCGCGAGCATGCCGAACGCGCGTACCCGGCCGAGGCGTGTGGGGTGCTGATCAAGACCGACCAGGGCCGGGCCTATGTGCCTTGCCGTAACCTGGCGAAAACACCGCGGGAGAACTTCCGCCTGCACCACGAGGACCTGGCGAACGCTGAAGACCAGGGCGAGCTTCTGGCGATCGTACATAGCCATCCTGATGCTGCGCCTACGCCCAGCATGGCGGACCGGGTGAGCTGTGAACTGCACGAAGTGCCCTGGGGGATCGTGGGCTGGCCAGGTGGTGACATGCAATGGTTCAAGCCATCCGGCTACCAGGCTCCGCTGCTGGGTCGCGAGTTCGCCCATGGCCTGCTCGACTGCTGGGGCGCCTGCCGCGACTGGTATGCCCGCGAGGCCGGGCTGATGCTGCCCAACTTCGAGCGCGATGACCTCTGGTGGGAACAGGAAGACGGCCCAAGCCTATATGAGGCCAACTTTGCGGCCACCGGCTTCTACCAGGTGGATGAGCCCCAGCGCGGTGACATGTTGGTGTTTATGGTGCCATCGCCTGGGCGGCCCTGCTTTCACCCTAATCATGCGGCTATTTACCTCGGCAGCCAGCCGGAGCTGATCAGCGAGCCGGCCGCGCGCCTGGGCGGCAGTGGGCCCTTCATCTACCACCACATGGCCGGCAGGGCCTCCACGCGGGAAGTCTACGGCTGGTCAATGGCCAACCGCTGCCGGCTGATTCTGCGGCACAAGGACTTTCAGCCATGAAGCGCAAGGTCAAACTGTACGGGGTGCTGCGCAAGCACTTCGGGCGTGAGTATGAATTGGATGTAAACAGCACACGTGACGCCATCCAGGCGTTGTGCAACATGGTGCCCGGCTTCGAAAAGTTTTTGACCACAGGCGAGGAGCGGGGGCTGGTGTTCACCGTATTCTCCGGCACCCGCAACCTGTCAGCCGATGACTTGGACATGATGGGCGACGACGCCGGGGACATCCGAATCGCCCCGATCATTCAGGGCAGCAAGCAGGCCGGGCTGTTCACCACCATCATTGGCGTTGTGCTCATCGTGGCTGGCTACTTCACCTTCGGTACCACCTCCGCCTATGGCGTGGCGATGATCGCTGGCGGTGCCGCGATGGCTGCAACTGGTGTTGTGCAGATGCTTTCGCCCACGCCGACAACTGGCAGCCTCGATCGCAATGAGGACGGCAACAACCCCAGCTACGGGTTCGGCGGTGCGGTCACCACGATCGCCCAAGGCAATCCCTACCCAGTGCTGTACGGCGAGCGCGAGATCGGCGGAGCCGTAGAGTCGGGGGGAATCTACCCGCAAGACCGGCTGTGAATATTGGCAACACACGACCCGCTTCGGCGGGTTTTTTCGTTTGTGGAGACTGGAATGGTCCAAGTATCGAAGCGCGCCCCGCAGCAGTCCCGCGCAGCACGTAAGCGCCAGGTTGTGGGCAGCAAGGGTGGGGAGAAGAAGCAGAAGCAGCCCAGCATCGCTTCCAACAGCGTTCCGTCCATCGCCGTTGCCCGCCTGCTGTACCTGTGGAGCTGGGGCCCCATTGTAGGGCCGGTAAATGGGCTGCGCTCCGTCAAGCTCGATGGCACTCAGGTCATGGCCGACGACGGCACCATGAACTACCCGGGCGTGAAATGGCAGTTTCGCTCCGGTGAGTTGAACCAGGAGCGTATGACTGGCATCACCGAGTCGAGCAACGAGATTGCTGTTGGCCAGTTGCTGCTGACCACCGCGCCCTACGTGCACACCATCAGCAACCCCATGCTGGATGCCGTGCGCCTGCGTTTCTCCTGGCCACAGCTCCAGCGCCAGGACCAGAGCGGCAACATTGATGGCGTGCGCATCGAGTATGCGATAGACGTTTCGACTGACAACGGCCCCTTCCAGCAAGTCCTGGTGTCCGAGGTCAACCGCAAGAACGTCACCAAGTACGAACGCTCGCACCGGATCGAACTCCCCGCCGGTTCTCGCTGGACGGTCCGCGCCCGTCGTATCACCCCCGAGGCCAACAGCTCGCTGACCCAAGATGGGATGTACGTTGAGGCGCTGTCGGAGGTGGTCGACAGCGACCAAGAGTACCCGCTGACCGCTGTCAGCTGCGTGGAGTACGACGCCGAGCAGTTCGGTGGCGATATCGCCAAGATCGCCGTGCTGATGCGCGGGCGAATCGTGCGCGTACCTGCCAACTACAACGCGGAGACTCGTACCTACGCCACCAGCGGTGTAGGCACAACGAACGGGGTCTGGGATGGGACCTTCAAGGAGGCCTATACCAACAACCCGGCCTGGGTCTTTTATGACCTGGTGCTGCATCCTTACTACGGCTTGGGAGATCGCATTGATCCGAGCATGATCAATCGCTGGTCGCTGTATCGCATCGGGCAGTATTGCGACCAATTGGTGCCAGACGGCATGGGCGGCCAAGAACCGCGCTTCACCTGTAACCTGTACCTGCAGAAGCAGGCCGAGGCCTGGGCGGTGATCCAGGACCTGGCAGCCATCTTCCATGGCCTGGCCTTCTGGGACGGTAGCCAGATCACCGTGAACGCAGATCTGCCGCAGGACCCGGTCTACAACTACACCCTGTCACAGATCCTCGACGACGGCGCAGTCAAGTACACCGGCAGCAAGCTGCGCGAGCGGCATAGCCAGGCCATGGTGTCGTTCGATGACCCGGCGCGGGGGTATGACACCGACAAAGAGCCCGTTTTCGACGAGGACGCGATCGCTGAATATGGGGTCCGCGAGATCTCCGTAGAGGCGGTGGGGTGCACCTCGCGTGGCCAGGCCCAGCGCGCTGGCCAGTGGGCTTTGATGACCGAGCAGCTGCAACTCAGGGGGGCAACATTCCGCGTTGGCCTGGATGGCTACATTCCGAAGCCAGGCAAAGTCATCACCTTGTCCGACCCAATGCTCGCTGGGCGGGACAATGGCGGACGTATCGCCGCTGTAACGGGCCGCGTCGTGACGTTAGACCGTGACATCAATGTTCCAAGCGGCGCCCGCCTGCTGGTCAACCTGCCTAGCGGCAGGTCCGAGGTTCGCCAGATCCGTTCTGTGACCGGTCGCCAGATCACCGTGGTAGCTGAATTCAGCGAGGCGCCGCAGCCTGAGTGTGCCTGGGTGCTGGACTTCGACGACCTCAAGGTCATGCAGTTCTACGTCCGCAACATCACCCGGCCGGAGTGGCACCAGTTTCAGCTGGAGTGCATCCAGTATGAGCCGGGGAAATTCGACGCTATCGATTTCGGTACCATCATTGATGACCGGCCCATCAGCGTGCTTCCCCCGGGCGTGCAAGATGCACCCGCGCGCGTGCTGATCGGCAGCCACTCCGCTGTGGACCAGGGCATTGCGGTCACCACCATGTCCATCTCCTGGGATGCGGCGCCTGGTGCTGTGGCCTACGACGTTGAATGGCGGTGGGGCTCCCGTGACTGGGTGAGGATGCCGAGAACTGGCCAGCTCACCGCTGATGTACGTGGGGCCTATGCCGGTCAGTACTTGGCCCGTGTGCGCGCGGTCAGTGCCATGGATGTGGCTTCCATCCCGACCACCTCAGCCCTGACGGAGGTTGCCGGCAAAACGACGCCGCCGCCGGCGGTGACGTTCCTGCGCGCTGAAAGCTTGATTTTCGGGATCAAGGTCACTATCGGTTACCCAGCCGGTGCCAGCGATACTCAGCGTGCAGAACTGTGGTACGGGCCGGGCTCAGACCTGGCAGCAGCCACGAAACTGACAGATCTGGCCTACCCGCAGGCCGACCACACCCTGCAGGGCTTACGCGCTGGCCAGACGTTCTACTTCTGGGCGCGCTTGGTCGATCGCTCTGGCAACATCGGCCCTTGGTTTCCGGTCGATGCACCGGGGATTAAGGGCCAGGCCAGCGCCGACGCCGGTCCTATCCTCGAGCAGATTGCCAAGCAGATCGGCGAAAGCGAGCTCGGCAAGGAACTCACCAGCAAGATCGAAAAGATTGCGCTCATTGACGGCAACGGTCCGGGTTCGGTAAACGAGCGCGTTGGAGCCGCCAAGACCGAGCTGGCCAAGCAGATCAGTGAGGTCAACAACGCCCTTGGCACCGTAAAGGGCAACCTTGAGCAACAAATCACGGCCGTCAGCGCGGACGTTTCCGCTGCCAAGACCGAGCTGCAGCAGCAGATTGCGAACGTCTCGGCCCTGGCCGGCTCGCTGCCGTATCGCAAGGACAAGGCCTATAGCGTCGGCCAAAGCGTCCTGGGTAGCGATGGCAAGTTGTACCAGGCCCTGAAAGCGGTACCCCTGAACACGCCACCGCCGAACGCCACCTACTGGACCGATGTTGGCCAGGCGGTGGTAACTGCCAATGGCATGGCCGCGCGCGTCTCGAAAGTCGAAACCGATGTGTCGACGCTGGATGGCAAGGTCACCGCCCAGGCGTCTCAGATCAGCGGGCTGCAATCGAGCCTGACCACCACCAATGGCAATGTCTCGGCTGCCCAGCAGGCTGCTCAGGATGCGGCCACGCTGGCGGGCGGGAAGGGCAAGGTCATCGTTCAGTCGGCCGCGCCTGCCGTCGCTGATCGCCTGGCGCAGAATCTCTGGATCGACACCACCAGCAATGGCAACACCCCGAAGCGCTGGACCGGCTCGGCTTGGGTTGCGGTGACGGACAAGGTGGCCACCGATGCAGCCGCTGCTGCCGCTGGCGCACTGGCTCTGGCCCAGACCAAAGCCGATGCCTCGGTAGTCAGCAGCCTGACAACCCGCGTCAGCGATGCAGAGGGCAAGCTCACATCGCAAGCCAACAAGCTGGACGGCATGCAGACCAGCATCGACGGCAAGGCCAGCTCGCAGGCGCTGCAGCAGGTCACCAGCCGTGTGACCGCTACCGAGCAGAAGGATGCTGCTCAGGATCAGCAGCTGACCTCGCAGAGCCAGGCCCTGACCTCGCTGACCGACAGCGTGAGCAAGAAGGCCGACGCTTCAACGGTCCAGGCCCTGAGCAACGAGGTGAAGACCCAGGGGCAGATCCAGACCGCCCAGGGCCAGGCGCTGACCCGGATAGACACCAAGCTGCTGGCCAGCCAGGACAACTCGCCGACCAAGGTCTATCAGAGCGTGTTTTCGGACATGGCTCAGGATCAATGGGTGTCAACCAATTCGGGTGCCGGTTCTTCGGCATCGTTCGGTACGCCCACTGGCATCACGCGGGGCGCTGCGCTGATTTTGGACGGCGGCGCCGGCAATAGGACCTGGTGGGGCGCTTCGACTCGCAAGATTCGCTTCGACCCGACGCGCCTGTACAAGCTGACCATTCGAGTGCAACAGGTCGCCATGGGTACCGGCTCGCCCGGCACCTACGCTGGCCTTGATTGCTACGCGGAAGACGGCAAAACCCGCGTCAGCACCATGGGCACGGGCTCGGTCGGGTCCTCTCACTACGTTCTGCTGAGCAACAGGAAGCTCGGCCAAGGTGAATGGGCTACCGCCGAGGTGTATGTGAAGGGCCATACCACTGGCTCGGAGGGCGGGGCAGCCGGTGCAGGGACGCTGGCAGACCCCAAGCGGCTCAAGGAAGGTGCTGCCTGGTTCTCGCCCATGATCATCGCCGGTTACTCGGACGTTGGCGGGCAGGTCGTTGTCGATTATTTCGACATCGAGGACGCCACCGAGCAGGCGCAGATCGACGCTGGTGCTACGGCCACGTCGGCCATTGGTGCGCGGGTTGAGCGAACGGAGCAGGGTCTAAGCTCGCAATCCGGAGCCATCACCGTACTCATCAATACGCTGAATGCAACCAATCAGGACCTGGCCAGGAAAGCAGAATCATCTGCAGTCCAGTCTCTTAATAACGTCGTATCACAGCAGGGCGCTGCGATCACCGCCAACGGTCAGGCCTTGACAGGCATCAATGCAAGCCTGAGCAACTTGGGCGCCAGTGGCGTCAACCTGGTCCCTGCTGAGTACTGTGCGTTCACAAAAGACTTGCCGCCCATGTACTCCAACGGTGGCGTCAACGTCACTACAGTGGCGGATCCGCAAGCCCTCAAAGGCTATGCATTGCGGGCTGATAGTCGCGCCGTCGACTCTCACACCTTCGGTTTGAACATCGGTTTCAATGCGTCTGGTTGCAACATGGACTTCAAGCCAGGGAAATACCTGGTGTCCTTCTATGCCAGGACGGAGACGGCTGGCCATATGGTGGGGGCCTACGCCCGCGTGTTGCTCGCGGACGGGACATCTTTCAAGACGTCGAACGCGCCTACCTTCGCGTTGACGACCTCGTGGGCCAGGTACTCAGGGGTCATTGACCTCACAGACCCGGCCTACACCGGTACGCAGATGCAATTGGCTATCCAGGGCAACCGCTCCGGGGTGGCCAACCGGGTCAGCTACTTCGACCGGTTCATGTTCGAAGCGGTGGTCAACGAGCAGAAGTCGCCGTCCACGTTCAGCATGGGCAACAGCTTCGACCAGGCCCAAGCGAACGCCCTGGCTAACACAGCCCTGACGGGTCGAGTAGAGCGGGCCGAAAGCGGGGTGACCAGTGTCTCCGGTCAGCTGACCGAGCTGTACAATAGCATCGGCGATGTGGGCGCGGAAAACCTGGTCTTCAACCCATCGTTCGAGCGGGTCGACCCGGGCACGCCAGGAATGGCAGACGGCTGGTGGTATGACGGCACCGGCAGTACGACTCGAGTCCCGAGTCTGGTGCCGTCCTCGCTGGCATCGGGCACGGCCCAGCGACTGGACGTGACCGGCCTGACGTCGACCACCTGGGCCCGGTTCTACGTAAAGTCGCAGTTCCGGTTTAAGCCAGTGCCGGGCAAGACCTACACGGCATCGGTCTATATGCGCGGCACGGCGGGGCTGCGCATCTTGCCGCAGGTCTATGGGACCAATGAGGCAGGTGCCGGTACCGAGAGCTGGGCAGCGGCTCGCACCGATGCAACAGACAGCTGGGTGCGGCTGACCGTTACCTTTACGCCCGGTACCGCTACGACCAAGATTTACGCAGCGGTCGTTGTGTACGGCGGTGGTTCGGCCAACAGCGGCTTCATTGAGGCCGACCGCTATCAGATCGAGGAGGGTGTTCGGGCAACGGGCTGGCGGGACAATGGCCAGGTCAACAGCTTTGAGAGCTCGGCCTTGTCGTCCGCCGTGACTGGGCTGTCATCAACGGTCTCGCAACAGGGCTCGACCCTGTCGAGCGTCAGCAGCAGGACGACCAACCTGGAGAACGCTGTCAACAGCACCTCCAGCGGTTTGCCGTCCAAAGCCAGCACCAGCGCGCTCCAGTCCTTGACCGGTCGCGTGACAGCGGCGGAGGGCGGCTTGACCGCTGCCAATTCGAGCATTACGCGGATCGGCAGCCAGGTCGAGGCTATCGGCGGGTCAGGGTCAAACCTGATGCCAGCGGAGTACTCCACGTTCACTGACTCGCTACCGGTCTTCCGAAGCCAATCCGGCTTAGTGTTCAGTGAAGTGGCAGACGCTGCGGCGTACAGCGGCAGGCTGCTCAAGGTGGAGTCTAACGCCGGGTCTGGCTGGACGTGGCTGGCAAATAGCCCCACCGACTACAACCTGCGCTTGGTAACCGGGCGACAGTACATCGTCTCGTTCTGGGCCAAAGGCAGCGCGGCCCATAACGTGGCGGTCCGTATGCGCTTCCAGAACACCGCGGGCGGCGAAAGCGAGGTGGTCTTCGCCAACGTGAACGTGGGCCTGGAGCTGGCGCGGTACAGCGGTGTGTTCACGGCTCCTGCCGCGCTGGCTGGGCCTGCCTGTGTGGTGCTGTTCACGCAGTCAGCAGGTAAATCCGGGTCTACGTGGTTCGACGGTTTCATGGTCGAGGAGAAGATCGGTGAATCGACGGCGCCCTCTGCCTTCACCCCTGGCACCTCAACGCGCCAGGCCGCTGGTCAAGCGCTTGCGGTATCGGCTTTGGATACCAAGGTTACGCAGCAGGGTGCCAAGATCGAGTCGGAGGCCAAGCGCACGGACGGGCTGTACACGTCAGTGGGTAACGCCAATTCAGCGATTCAGGATGAAACGACTGCTCGCGCCAGTGCCGACTCAGCCCTGAGCACTCGAATCAACACCGCCCAGGCGAAAGCCAATGAAGCGGCGGCGGCTGTCCAGAGTGAGGTGCAAGCACGGGCCGATGCCGATGGCGCTCTTTCCAAGCGCGTTGAAACGGCCCAGGCAACGGCGGGTAACGCCAATGCTGCAGTTCAGCAGGTCGCTACAGCGCAGTCCGACATGAAAGGGATGCTCAACGCGCAGTACACCATGCGTGTGCAGATCAACAACCAGATGGGCGTGCACCATTGGGGCGGGTTTGGCATCGGCATCAACGAGCAAAACGGGGTGGTGCAATCGGCCTTCGTGGTCTATTCGGACCAGTTCGTGTTGCTCAACGCCAACGGGGGAGGGCTTTCGTCGCCATTCTCCGTGGTTGGCGGACAGACGTTCATCTCCGACGCCTATATCCGGAACGCGAGTATTGGCACCGCCAAGATCGCCAACGGTGCAATCGCCAATGCCCAGATCCAAGACGCGGCCATCACCAACTCGAAGATCGGCAACCTACAGGTGGACACGCTCAAGATCGGTAACGAGGCAGTGACCATCCCCCGTTACGCTGGCTATGCCCCTCGCTTCAACTGCAACGGGAGTTGGCAGACGCCGCTGACCATTACGTTCTACATGCCTCAGCCTGGCATGGTTTACATCAACTACTGCGCAACGTTCCTATCGAACGGCACCCAGTTCTACCAGTACCGCCTGGTCCTTGATGGAAACATGATCGCTGAATCTGTCGCGAACTGGTCGGACAGCTCCATCACCCTGGCCTCTGGACAGTACGTGGGAGCAGGCCAGCACACGGTCGATTTCTCGATCCTGGGGGCGGTAGGCGTGGTGCTCTCTTATCAGAACCTTATGGTGCAAGGAATCATGAGATGACCCAATCACCCCCAGCCGGGGAGGTAGTGCTCTACAACGAGCGCGGAGAAATCCGTATGCGGGGCTACATGTCCCAGCTCGAGGCGGAGCTCAACGCGAAGCGAACAGGATTCTCCTATCTATTCGCCCGGGCCAGCGAGCTCGAGCAGTTCGTCAGCGCGGGCAAGATCGTGCCTCGACCCAAGATGGCACTGCAGCTGGTTGGCATGACCCTTAAAGGCGTGCCCGCCAAAGCCGTGCTCAACATTGAGGGCGTGGAGTACACCGCCGACGGCAGCGACATCGAGTTGGGCTTCAGCCTGCCCGGCGAGTATGAGGTCGTGATCGACCTGTGGCCTTACCAGAGCGAGGTATTGAGCGTTGAAAATCGAGCACAAAAGTGACCATGCCAAAGCCCGGGCCACTGACTACCCGGCGATCGAGGAACAGCTGGACATGCTTTGGCACGCGATGGACCAAGGAACAATGCCCAAGGCCGAGCCGTTCTATTCCACGATCCAACGAGTAAAACAGCAGTACCCAAAAAACTGACGGTCAATTACCCCACAAGCCCGCCACGCGCGGGCATTTTTTTGCCTGGAGAAAACTATGCCCTACGTAGCCATCAACCTGACCAACGATTACGACCCTGACAACAAGACCCGCTTCACCACCCTGGAACAGGCCAAGGAGCGTATCCAAGCCGGCCTGCGCCAGTTTCCCAGCCACCGGTTCGTTACAGCCGAGCTCCTCGAGGAGTTCACCGCCGAAGTCGTTATCACTGGCAGCGAGCCAGCCAAGCCCGATCCGGTACCGGACGAGAGCACCGAGGCCTGAGCCCCACGCTTAACCATACAGCCCGCTCGGCGTGGGCAATTTGTGCCTGTCGAGTTACTTTCCAAAGCGCCTCATGCGCGAGTAGCGGTGCCTCTCATTTCCTGCCGATTTGAAACTTCAGTTTATCGGTTGGCCACCAGTTGAAAGACGGGGGTGGCTCATAGCAGCCTGGCTGGTTAGCAGGCGAAGCATCACACCGAACGGTGTATCCCTTCGAGCCTAGCTCTGTAGTGTTATCGCTGGAGCTGTAGTGAGAGCAGCCCGCCAGCGCGGTGAATATGAGTGATGCAGCAACACGCTTCATAAGAAATTCCTTCCATAGATTGCGCCATCGTATCGCTTAGCAGTGGCGGGTAGGGCCGTAGATCTCAGAGACCACCAGTGATTCAAGAAAGCGAGTCGAGCAGCTTGTTGAGGATGCCTTCCTGATACTGCCGGTTGTAGCAGCCCGGTTGATTCGGAGGAGTGTCATCGCACGCAATCTCATGCTTGTTGGTCGTGCTCCCATAAGTGCTGTTGGAAAAGTGGGAGCAACCAGTAAGCAGGTAGCTGAATAGCGCTAGTGCAAAAAATCCATTTTTCATACCCAGTCTCGCGTAACGGATGATGCAGATTGGACGTTCGTGCAACAAATAAGGCACATCCGGCCCGCCCAGCGCGGGCTTTTTTTCGTCCGGAGAAAACCTATGACCACACCACGCGGTGTCCGCAATAACAACCCAGGGAACATCGATTACAACCCGCGAAACGCCTGGCAGGGGCAGTTGGGCCTGGAGGTAGGCCTGGCCAAGCCGCGCTTCGCCCGCTTCGACCATCCAGAGAACGGCATCCGCGCCCTGGGCAAGCTGCTGCTCAACTACCGGGGCAAGGATGGGATGCCCGGCGTTGGCCGTCCTGGCATCGACACCCCGCTGGAGTTCATCAACCGCTGGGCGCCGGCGAGCGAGAACGACACCAATGCCTACGCCCAGGCCATCGCAAAGCGTCTGGGCGTCGGTGTGCGCGACTCGATCGACATCTCTAAGCCGCAGATCCTGCGCGAACTGGTGGTCGGCATCATCGTGCACGAGAACGGCACCAACCCGTATCCGTCGACGCTGATCGATGAGGGCATCAGGCGGGTCCTGACGTGAGCCCCTGGGTCGGTTTAGCAGCTGGGTTGGTGCTGGTGGCCAGCCACTGGGGCGCCTACGAACACGGCCGAAGCGTCGAGCAGGCGAAGGCCGACCAGGCCTCGGCCCAGCGCGATAGTGGCGACCGTCTTGCGGATGTGATCGGCGAGCGTGGCGCCCGTCAGCAGGAACATCAACGCGCCCAGGCGCAGGAGGAGGCGAGAGGCCATGGTCATGAGGAAAGATCTATTGCGAGTGCTGGCGCTGCTGGCGCCGATGCTTCTGGTCAGCGGCTGCGCGACGACGGCGCCAAGTTCGCCGCCGCCGTCAGTTGCCTCGGCACGGATACCGCCGCTGTCGCCCGAGGCCAGGCAGCCAGCCGCGCCGCCATGGTGCTCTCCGACCTGCTCGCACGGGCTGATGCTCGAGCGGGAGAACTGGCGAAGGCTTATGACCAAGCCCGAATAGCAGGGGAGCAGTGCCAGCGAGAATACGACGCCCTGTCAGCGACTGGAGAGCGATAGAACCCACCAAGAAATTCGAAGGCTTCATGCAAAGAGAGCGGCCACCGGGGATGCGTCAACATCCCTGCTGACCGCCGGACCCGCAGACCATACCTGCAAGCCCAGCTAAAGCTCCCGCTCTGTGCACAAAGCACGGCGAGCCTAGCACCTGTTCATCCATACAGTAAAGGTTTGCAAATTGAACAACCCAATCATTCCCTGGATGGGCGGCAAGCGCCGCCTGGCCGATCGCCTTATTCCGCTGTTCCCTGCTCACGAATGCTACGTCGAAGTGTTCGCCGGCGGCGCTGCTCTTTACTTCATGCGGCCGCAGCCTGCGCCAGTCGAAGTGCTAAACGACCTGAACGGCGATCTGGTCAACCTCTATCGGGTGGTGCAGAACCACCTAGAGGAGTTCGTTCGCCAGTTCAAGTGGGCGCTGTCCTCTCGCCAGATTTTCGAGTGGCAGAAGATGGCCAGGCCTGAAACCCTCACGGACATCCAGCGCGCCGCCCGATTCTTCTACCTGCAGCAACATGCCTTCGGAGGCAAGGTGAGCGGGCAGACCTTTGGAACGGCCACTACCGGACCGGCCATCAATCTGCTGCGCATCGAAGAAAATCTGTCAGCAGCCTGGCAGCGCCTGTCGGGCACCTATGTCGAGAACCTCTCCTGGCTCGACTGCGCGCAAAGGTACGACCGGGCGCACACGTTCTTCTACATGGATCCCCCTTACTGGCAGACCGCAGGCTATGGCCTGGACTTTCCATTCGAGCAGTACGAGCGCATGGCCGAATTCATGCGGAGTTGCAAGGGCAAGGTGATGGTGAGTATCAATGACCATCCGGACATACGCGAGGCCTTCGCTGGCTTCCATATTGAAAGAACTGACATTCGCTACATCACGGCCAATCAGCGCAACGGGCAGGCCGACGTAACTGGTGAGCTTATCATCATGAATTGGAAGCCTTCCGAACTGGGGCAGCTTTTCTGATCGATCGCTGACTGGCTCCTCAAAAGGCCCGTCTTCGGTGGTAAGTGCATTGCTTGCAACCTCGATCATCGACAAAGAGCTTGATCTACGTCCATTGCAAGTCGACACCTGCAAGGGGTGGGGTGTTCGCAGGCTCTCTTCTACTTGCGGGCTGAGCAGGCCAAGTGGAGCCTGAAGTGCGCATCGCGCGGTTCGCGGTGTCAGTGCAGGTGCCGTGCCGCGCACCCGACATCTAGGCCAACATGGGCAGCTGCCAATTTAAATAAATAGGATAATGTAGAGATCAAGGTCCGTGCGCTCTTAGCCGAGCGAAGACAGAGAATTGGATTTGAGAAACAGCTAGCAACTGCTATTTGGTGGTGCACATATACAATCATTTGTATAGCTCATTGAATAGAGCCCGGCGAGCTCATTAGCTTCGGTTTTTTTCAGCTTCTATTGCCATTTCCATGTAAATCATGAATGCGTCTAGTTGTTTTGATATGCTGTGGTTGGCAGAGGTATTGGTGCGAAATATATGACTTGCTCTCTTTAGTATTTCTCTGCTATACCCGAGATTCATTTCCTTTTCATAACTGTAGAGCGAGTCATAAAATTCCTGAGCACTTTTAGAATTAGGCTGTGCAATGGACTCGTAAGCTTTTTGAAAGTACGCGATCGCCTTTTCTGTTCTGTCGCTTTGAGGTAAAGTCTTTATTTTCAAAATTATATTGCTAAGGGTGATGACTGAGTCATTTGCGAGATCTCGGTTTTGTGCCGCTATTCCTAAAGCATTCTCGTAGTTCGATCGAATTTCTCTTTTTTTTTCTCTCCAGCCTCGCCAAGCGTACCCAACAATGCTAAATGCACAGCCAGCAACAAGGCCGTATGTTATGTTTACGATTTCCGCTACATCTAGTTGAATGCTCATCATGGCTTCTCTTGTCAGTCTGGTTGCCTAGTGCAGCTGTTGACAACATCAGTCAGGTGAGTTCCGTTGTCTGAAAAATGCGCACTGATATTTAGAGTGCTCCTGCATCGAATCCGCTTCTGCCGCTCTGGGCAAGGCAGTCATCTGCGCTGCGATGATGCTCTCCGACCCGCTCCTAGGACTGATGCTGGAGCGGGCGGGCTGGTGCTAAAGGGGGCTGACAATCGTAATCAATTGGCGAAAATGTCACCCCAACGAATGTAGAAAAGCAAATACGGATCTCGAATATCCAGCACCTCACTTTCATTGTCCCATTCGATGATATTGGCGTTTGCAGAGTCATTCGCGATTTTTGCGATATGGCTACAGGCGCCAGTAATACTTGAGCCGCTCGGGGAGGAACCGTTACACAGAGCTCTCACACCAGCAGTAAGATCATCGTACCGCAACGTAAGTCGAGGGGGATCGTTGGCCAAGCAACGCATAATCAACGAGTAGACATCACCCTGCTGACCGTCTTTAAGTATGTATCTGATCCTGTCTGAGCCGCGTACTCGTGGACCTTCCAACATTTTTTCAACAGTAGAGCTGTAGTCCGCTGAAAGCACTGCCCTTCGACATATGTTTTCGAAGGAGTTCGCGGCGAACAGCAGATTAGTTCCAGCAGGCTGTTGCTCTCGCATGTCATGTTCAAAGCAAGCATTAAGGCACAACTGCTGCATGAGCTGCGGAGACCCTGCTGCTTGCTCAGCAAAACTATTTGAAAGCTGGTCGTCATGCTTGATGCCTAAAGCATTGAAACCTAGTTCAGCGATTTTTTTTAGATTTTCTCGGTTCCAGTAGCTGAAATCAATGTTAACTATGCGTCCGCGAAGATCTGGATTGCCTCTGACTACATCGTCGGAGTGGTAAGGGACAGATGCCACGATAAAGGTAACGCCTTGGCGGATTGCCTCTTTAATCTGGCGCGCAATTTCTGTTTGAGTGTTACGAGATATGTAGTGGAAATCGTCAATAAAAATCACGAAGTCCAGCTCTTTTAGGGTGTTGATGAGTATTTGAAGATAATCGGTGGGCCGATCAAATGTAAGGGTTTCACCTTGCGCATTTTGATGCGATGCTGAGCCTTCTGCCCCAGCTTTTGCGAAGATCAATGAGCCGCTCGCGGAGAGCTTCACTGTAAATCCATTTGTTGAATTGGCGGAAGAGCTTCTGGAAGTTGGGATGTCAATCCCAAGTTGGTCGAAGATACGGGTCCATAGAATTCCTATCGAATCTATGCCAGCTCCAGTGACCTGAATGATCTTCTCTTTGCCCAGGCTTTGCTCAACAAAGACAGTCTTACCTGACTTCGATGGGCCAGAAATCGATATCAACATCGTGCCTGTATCAATCGTATCGTGGAGCACCTGATGCTTGGCTGTCAGGTGATCGTTGACGAAGGTGTAGCTAGGAAAGCCCCCGGGGGTAAAAATGTCCTTGGCTTTTAACATGTCCATCTCGCGATTTGTTTCGGTTAGTGCCCCTCGGCCGATGTGGGTTCGCCTGGGCGAGGAGGGCTGGCTGCAACAGAATCTCCAATCACGCGGAAGGTAGATTTGGCACCACGTCGGTATCCGAAATGCTTCTCTGACCGCTGACTCTACAAGGTGTCCTGGGAAAGTGTGTGGGTCATATACCCTTCAGCCTAGCAGGTCGAAAACGGATTCTAAACCCGTTGTCTGTCTATAATTCCCTGATCAAATTAGGGTATCCCCGATGGACAAGGATGAATTTGCCGCTGCCGTTGAGGCAGGCGAACCGCTGATTGAGCAGTCGATGGAAGCTCTCAAACGGTACTGGGAGGCGAGGGACTATGGCGCGCCGGCCGAGGAAGTAGAGCGGCTGCGGCTCCATTCCGAGTCCTTGGCCCAAGCGGTTTCCGACTATCAGTTTCGCACCGTCTCCAAGCTGATGGGCAACAAACTACCCCCTACGCACTAGCGCATCCTGCTTATCGGCAGTTGCTCGCCCCATTGCAGGCCACTACCATACTGTTCATTCATACAGTATGGAGGCCCCGCCAATGAACACCACCCTTGACTTCGAAATCGACGATCTGCCCTTGCTCAGCCTGGACGATCTAATGCAAATCCGTGCGCCCTGGACCTATCTGGTCAAGATCGAGGGCGAAAGCATGCAGGGTATTGGGATGTACTCCGGCGACCTGCTGGTCGTTGATCGAAGCATCGAGGCCAAGCACGGCGACATCGTGATTGCGGCGGTGAACGGTGAGCCGACCTGCAAGCGCATGTGCCGTGAGCACGGTGTGCTGGTCCTGCGATCGGAGAACCCCAAGTACCCGTCTCGGTACATCATGGAGGGGGATACGTTCGAGGTGTGGGGTGTGGTCCGGTTTAGCGTCCGGGATCACGATCATGGAGCGAGGTAGGAAGATTCGGCAGAACGCCGGAGGAGGGTGGCCACGCTGTCTAATACTGCCGTGAGGCGCCGCGCTTTTACTAGGCGAAACGCGCTAAAAATGGGGATAGGGTATTAGACAGACATGGCTTGGAGGCCGCAGATTGTGCGGCTTAAGGCGGGCATGTTCCGCTACTGCTGCAGTACTAGAAGCTAATTCAGGTCCATGAGTTCAAGGATTGTCAACTGCTGGGGCCGGCGACTGGATGCGCTCAAGGACGCCCTCAATTTGAGCCAATTCTGGGTGACCTTTGAAAACAAATTTCCTTTTGCTGACGCGCCGCCCCGAGCCGCCGGCGCCAATGCTGAAGGCCTCACCTTCGGCGCTCACGCCAACATGGCCTTTACCGGCGTATTCGAAGTACTCAGTCATCTCCACCTCGTAAGCCGTCTCGATGCGCCTTGCGATAGCCAACTCTTGGGCAACCCTGGCTTCGGCTTCTGACATCCGCATTTCCAGCTCGCGCCGCTCAGTCTCCACCCTGAGTTCATCGAGTCCTGCCGGTTCCGGTCTCTCCTTCACGGACTCTTCGAACGCATCGACCAAGTAGGAGGTCGGGCTGTTCATGAATTTCAGACCCTCGATAAAACCCTTTTTGACTACATCAATAGCCATTTGATATCTCCTGAATGAGCGGTAACGCTATAGCGACTTCAGCGCGGTGTCTAGTGGCGTTCGGTCGCGCCCAAAATCGATTCCAAACTGAAAGGTCCACCCCTGCTGTATGCGGTCTGTAGCCAAGCTGTTTCGTATTTGTTTTGGAATCTATTTTCGCCGCCGGCACCACTTGTGGCTGGAGCTTATGCCACAGTCTTTAAACTCGTTAAGCCAAACCGATGCGTTTGGTCATCCTCTGGTAGGCGACTTGAGTTCTGCCTCTTGCGAAATGCTGCTTTCGACCTCATAGCTGCCCTTCATGAAGGGCAGGCAACGAAAGGAAACGGTATCGAGCGCCAGGCTATAGCGTCCACGTTAACCCAACAGTTATGCATTCTTTGCCAAATTTTGAATTGTTGGATTTGAAATCGCATGTCGTACAGCAGACCAAAATATTTCTGGACTAAATGGCGTTCGATCATAAGGATATGTATCATCTCCATTTCCGCCTAATACAAGTGGGGCTTCGCATGACGATTCACTGAGGGCCACAAAGGTTACGGCAGATTCAGAGAGCTTTACCACGCTCTGATGAAAAACTCCGCGCTCAACAAAATATTGCTCGCCTGCGATACGCATTTTCGAGGTGTGTTTCGATATTCTGGTTTTCATGTCTGTTCTTGTAATTTCAGAGTCGCCGTTGAAATATGTTACTTTATATATGGAGAAGTCTTTTCCGTCGATTAGCTCGCACTGGATGTCCTCAATATTTCCGTGTAGAACAAGGCTAGATAAAGCGTATGAGTGTGTGTGCACGGGCCAGTCCGGGTTTTTGGTGCGCCGTTCATTCGGTGGCCAGTAATGCACGCGTAATGTGACACTGCCGGGATTGTCTCGTATCACACAGGAGACAAATCCGAGTGGGTGCCAAAAAGGTTGAATGCTAGCCGCAAGCGTATCTATATTTTGTAGGAGAAAATTTATATTATCGAGGGCATTAGTTTTCATAAGGATTTTTCGATGTCTTACATGCTGTGGCGATTACCTGAGCGGTTACTTGCTTGCAAATGTCCCCTAGTCCAGCTGTTGCTAACACACTCTCTACATCATTTAAATCAATCTCGGCGAGCTGAATTCCATGCCGCATACCACCCAGATTAATCTTTCTGGCTTGATCACGCGCTGTTTGCATTTGGAGATTGAAGTGATTCGCCGTAAAATGCTTCTGGGTAATCATTAAAGCAGGGCTTCGGCGATCCTCTACGGTTAAAATCATCGCTTCGTCGCTGCCGTCAATGCGGATGGGGTCGAATTTCCTAGAAAGGAATATGTTTATATCCATTCCTTTGTTTCTTACGTACCACGCCGCGATAACAATGGTCACCATCACCTCAAGTGAAACAGTCGCAGAGTCGTACTTCTTGCCTTTGTCAATAGCATTGATATTTCCCCTATATTCTGCGTGCCTTGCACAAAGCTCTTGATTGGCCGGGTCAATTAGGCAAACAAGGACCTGAACATTGGTTTTAGATGCCAGTGCGGGCAGTACTTTTCCTCTAAGGTAGCGGCCAAAGTTCCCTTGATATCTCCAGCGGGTAGCGGAATCTAACAGTTTCTCAAACTCGGCTGTAATCTCTTGTGCGGGAATTTCGATTATCTCTCCTTTTTCCTTGCTTGGGACGAAAGGGACTATTATCAATAGTCCAAATAGCGCGGTTATAAGGGCTGAGGCAATCGACTTTACTTGATCAAGAATTACATCACTAAATGGCTGTCCAAGTTGGTAGTGTGCGATAAATAATGATATCAAATATATAGAAACCAGGAGTGCGACAAAAGTTTTTTTGTGATGCCGCGGTAGGTTGAGTATTTTATCTGCGTCCATTCTTCTTTTACTATGTGGTTGTTTGGGTCGTATGGTGATTAGTCTATGAAGCAGGTCAAAGCAGCTCTGAAAGGATTGTTGGCCTAATTGAGTCAGCTCAAATGGCTTTCATTCCAGGCAGTGTCTTCCTTATACGCTGTTTCTCATCTTCTTTTGCAATAACTATATGCCGATTGGCTTTAAATCGCCCAGTTTTTTGCATAACCTCCTGTCGCTGGGGCCAGCATGCAGCCGTGTATAGCGCTATTTGCGCAAATCTGTCTGGCAGCATGCTGGGCCGATTGCACATTAGCCCCGAGTGGCGGAGCTAGACAAGGGGGGGGGAGAGCAATAACTGGAACGGATTGCCTGCAGTCGGGGCTAAAAGTTCATTCCAGCTATCATAGATTCGCTTGAATGACTGTTTCTGACCATTACCTGCCTGTCGCGAGCGGCAGCTTTGGGTTGGTAGCAAGACATTGAATCTGGCGGTGCATGCCCCTGGAACGACGGATGGTATACCGGATCGGCATAATGGATAGATCAAAGCCCTCGAACCAATTCGCGAACCAACACATGCGTTTTGGTGGGGGATTGAGGGGAGCTTGGCCCAGCAAAATCTACACATCCCCACCCGCTAAACCCCATGGCATAGCGCATGGTGATGTTTGCTGTGGAGATCAAGTGCTTGTCCTGCGGGGGTTCCAGAGGTGTATTTAGGCCCTCTCGTCAGTTCTGGGCCAATTTTGGGCCATTTCGACTCGGGGCGGCAGCTTCTCCAGCTCCCTCCAGTCCAAGGAGGAGCTGATCCATTTCGCGTAGGTAGAGAGCTACATCTCGACGCTGTAGCCGAGCTGGCTCGCGATGAACGCGGGGTTCATCCCAGACATCAGGCACATGGTTGCGTAGGTGTGGCGGGTGTCGTACTGACGGCGTTCACGGATGTTCAGCGCCTTCAGCGCCGATTTGAAGTGGCGGATTGTAACACTTGGCTCGTTGATCCACAGCCCACCTTTGCTAGGTTGGAACACGAAGGGACTGGTTGGTGCTGACCAGCACTTGGGCTTCGTTTCACTTGAAGATCAGGATTCCCTCAGGTTCCAGTACACGGAAACGCTCGGCAAAGTCTTGGGGGATATCCTCCCGCCATTCACTGGTGAGCACTCTGTACATTGCCCGCATCCAGCGAGCCACGTCGGCCCGGGTCAGATGCGGCGGATCGAACACGACCAAGCGCAAAGCGGCGTCCCCAAGGGCAGACTCCGAAAGTCCATCAGCACATCTGGCTCAACCTTCAGTATCCGGCTGTCGCATCGCTGGTGTTCGTCGTCGCGGATGTCGCCGAACAGGGCGCGCTGGTCTTCCTTGTCGAACCACATCATGCGGCGGGCACTGCATGTGTCGAGCGGTTCAACCGCTGCGCTCATCGCGGCCCCCTGCAAATCAGGTAGGCCATGTACATCAGGGCTAGGGTCATAGAAGGTGTCCTCCGGCATACCGCAGGGCGTCACGATCTTGTCGAAGCTAATCGCGCGCTTTGATCAGGCCTTGATTGCGGTTGAAATGTTGCGGTGCTCCAACTCGAGGGTAATGGCAACGCATATAATGCGTCAGGATCACCTCGCCCGGCTTCTGGCCGAGCCAAACCCGCCTGGAACGGCATCACGCCGGCCGGGCTATGACTCAGGGAAATGAGACCAATGAAGACCGTTATCAAGGCCGGTATCGCTGGCGCGGTGCTGGCAGTAGTGGGCGCAGCCCACGCCGAGCTGCACGGGGAAGAAGCAGAGATTGCAGCACGGGATGCAGCGGTGCGTCAGTACGCGGCGAAGCTTGAGGCCGATTGGCAGCAGTGCTTGAGAAAGCCGGAGACCAAAACCACCCAGGATTCAGCTCATTGCGCATATGAAATGCGGGAGGCGGCCAAGGACGCGGTGGAAGAGAAGTACCAGAAGGCCCTGGCCACCGCAAAGGTGTATGTCGATGAAGGCTCGCTCCCGAAAAATGTACCGGCCATGATGCCCCAGGCGCAGGCAGCGTGGGAGAAGTTCGTAGAGGCAGATTGCGACGTGGTAGGTGCTCTCGTCACTGGGACCGCGAGTTCTACCTATCAGATAGTGTGCGAGTACAAGCACCAGATACAACGTCTCCACGACTTGGACGAATGGTGATTTTGATGGTGTTTGATAGGCGCAGGTCGTCGTAGTCGGGGCAGTCGCTCGATTTCGAAGCTTCGATGATTTCTCCCAAGGATCTCATGGCTTGACTCCAGCGGCCAGGGCCTCAGCCTCCAGTGAGGCGTACGCCACGCCATCCAACGCGCTGCCTCGTGGTATTTGGCGGGGTTCTGCCACTGGCCCACGTCCTTGACGATCTGCCTCAGCAGCCAGCCTTCTGCTTCGATCCGGTCGGTCATGTCTAGCCCCAGTAGCCAAGGTCTTCGTCAATAGCATCATGCGGATGCCAGGCGCCGAACGTCTTATGCAGAGAGTCGGCCATCTTCCAACTAGCCCACCCTATGACAGCCTTCAAGAAATCTCGAATTTTCCTCACAACTCATACCTCTCATCAATCCAGCGCCCAGGCGCCAGAGCAGGTGGAGGTTCGGGTTGGGTTTCGTGCTGGGAGAGCTGGCGCTGATTGCTGGCCTGCGGCTGGCTGTCGGAAATGCAGCTGATGCCGCCGAAGTGTCCGCCGTAGAATACGTAGTAGGTAACGCCGCGCTCCTCGTCGTGCACACAATTGCCGCCCCTGTCGATGTTCCCGAATGCCTCGACATGAAAGGTTTGCCCGGCGCTTGCGCCTGTGGCCAACAGCAGGAGGCAGGAGGCGAGGCGGGTCATTCGCTCACCTCATCAACGGGCACCACCGTGCCGCCGTTTGTGCGCTGGGCCTACGGATTTCTTGGCCGCCATATCTCGGCACTGATGCGTAAATACACCATTAAAAATGCGTCAGGCATATATACTAGCCGGACAAGTAATTAAGATAATTCAAATTTCAAGAGAGATAGCCACGTGCGCAAAACACACCTAAGCCTGATCGTAGGCGTTGCTGCCACACTTCTGATTCACGGCGCCCTGAAGAGAAAAGAGGAAAATTACGGGGGATCTTGCGATTCAATTGATGATGGAAGGTACGTGCCTGAGGTAACTGGCAAGGCAGCGGCATCATTGTTTGAGGTTAGGCGACGCCTATACGCAGCTGCAATCGCGGTGTTTATTTCATTCGCTTGGAGTATCGCGTGGTGGTTTGAGGGAGACGCTGCGCAATTTTCACGGTCGGGATCTGTTATAACTGTATTTGCCCTTCTTGGCGAATCGCTTTTGGGCGAGGGTGTGAGCAGACTCAACAGGCAGATGCGAAGATCGCATGGCAGTTACTACACATTGTGGCGCGCTGTTTGCGCCATCGCGGCAGTCTTGGGAACGCTGGTCTGGGGTTACGGTGATCTGTTACATGCCAACCTGATGCCGGAGCCTGTGCCTCAGCCTCAAATTTGCATGCAAACCAATTGAAGCAGAGGCTTCTCTAAGCTGGCTGTTCGCTGGGCACGAGGGGGAACCGAGCCGCTAGTATGGTTTTATGTGGGGCGGGTCAGGCTTTATCGACATAGCGCAGCAGTGAATAGAGAGAAAGGGGGTATAGCGGAGCGTAGTACATTTGTACTCCTATTAGGCTTTCAGCGTATTACCTGCCTTCGCCAGCTCGGCTGTTACACGCTGACGCCAATCCGCGCCGTGCCTAAGGGAGTGCCCGAGAGGCCAGTGAATCACGACGGCCTGCTTGACTTCGGCATTGGGTGCGATCGTGAGCCCCATGATACGTTGAGCCTTGGCGATGTGGTGGCAAGTAAGGTTCGGGCGTCCGAGGATTTCGCGAAGGTCGCTGCTGAGCGCTGGAATGATTGTGGTGTTCCAGTCAGCTAGCTTGGTGTGCAGTTCCAAATTCTCGGCCCGAATACATCTACCCTGGATGTCAGCGTCATCGTGGATCGTCAATGCCAGCTGCAGCTCTGCGATTTCCAGCAGCTGATTGATGTCGGCGCTATCGACATAGGTCCAGCCCAACAATCGGCAGCCCAGCCTGCCTAACTCGCTCAAGGTTATCTATACCTCAAGGTATGGTGTTTCCTAGCATGACTAGATCACAAAGTGTTGCGTACTTGGCTGAGCTGAAAAGACCACCATTGGAGTCGATGAACTTTAGTGATGGTGAGGTCTATCGGTGATCTGCCTGGAAAAATGATACTGATAGTTTCCCCAGTTGCGTTTATATTTACGGTGTTGCAATTAGGTCAGATATCTTGGGTCGAATTTGGTCGAAGACTTCGATCGGTGAAGCACTTTTGAGTACGCAGAAGCTTACGTAAAAGGAATGTGCCTGCAGCGAAGTAAAGAGGATATGGAGGCTAGTTATAATTAAACCCACATGGAGGCGTTTTCACCTCCTTCAAAGAATTCGGTTGGACATGGAAGCGTTCATGTTTTGAGTACGGCAGGTGGTGGCTACTGGCTCAGCGCCATGCTTTGCGGCGATTGGCGATTTTTGATGTAATGCCCGACCATCTCACAGGAAGGAACCTTATGAAGCACACCATGATTGGCGCAATTCTCGTCGCCGTTACTGCGCTGTTGCTGAGCGGCTGCTTTGGCTCAACAGAAGAGCAAAAAGCAAAGGCGCAGCAGGAATCCAGCGACAGGCTATGGGACATCCCACCTCCGAAGACACCAGATAAGGGTTTCAAGCCCTGATGGGGAATTTCTAACGCCGCCTATCCCTAGGCGGCGTTTTTCGTTTGGGTGCTGGCGGGCAGCGCCGCAGGGTTAGGCGGCAGCGCGAACTACGAAGCTCAGGATGGCAGTGGCGTCGTCGTTGAAACACTCGGCCAGGTTTTGATACGTCCGATCCTTCGAGTTTTTCCAGCTTGCTCCAGTCGGAGCTTGGGTTGAGCCAACGGCATAGGTCGATATCAGCATGTAAACGCTGTGACCCAGCTGTTGGGCTATGAATGCGGGACTTAGAACAGAGGCAGTCGGCGTATGGCCTGGCGAACTGGATAGCACGTAAAGCCTGGTCGTTCAGCAGCACACAAGTCCCTTTCTGTCTTCGTTCCTTCCTCTATCTTGCTTAGGGCGACTCTCCTTATGACTTGCTGCATCCTCTTCTGCAGATTGATCACATCCCATCGGCTGGCATGACGTCTATCGGTACATTAGCTACGTCTTTAATCTTACTGCGCTGCGAGAGGGCGAGAGTCGCAAAGAATGCGCCATCTGACTGAAGTGCAGCGCACACGCCGACCTCGTGGGAAGTCATTGCGCGTTGCTCGCTCAAGTTGATCCTCCTTGAGCATCCAAGCCCAAGTCCATGGGCTTTCCAGCAACGGACCGGGGCGGGTCGTTGGGAGACAACGCTACGACGGCATGAGGCCGTACGGTTACGGGTGGTGCGTCCAGGGGGATAGGTGGTCATCCTTGGAAGTCTGTGCAGGATTGCCTTAGAGTTTGCGCTTTACTCAAGCCTTCAAAGGAATGACTCCATGGTCACCTGCCATGTTCGTTATGTGATTGATCCCTACCAGCTTCCCGCTTTTGAGGCGTATTCCCGTCACTGGATCGCTCTGGTCGAGCGCATGGGAGGCCAGCACCATGGCTATTTCCTGCCTTCTGAGGGGGCGAGCAATGTCGCCTATTGCCTGTTCAGCTTCGAGAGCCTTGCTGCCTATGAGCAGTATCGACAGCAGGCGGCAGGCGATTCGGCATGTATGGAATTGGTCAAGGAGGCCAGCGATAGGAAATTCATTCTGAGTTACGAGCGAAGCTTCTTGCGCCCAGTGTTCGAGTAGTAAGCAGATTTCCTTGTATCAGCCCAGCTCTGTTCTGGGCTTTTCGCATCTGGGCTGGGCCACGCCGCCTTGTGGTGGATTCCCGGCATCATCAAGGAGGGATCAAATTCGAATCTTGATCGGGGCAATGGGTTTGGCTTTGCTAGCGGGATGCATGGCTCCAACCATGAATGAAGCTCGTCAGGCTGGTCCCTATAAAGTTCTGAGATCGACCAAAACTGACGCCGCGCTGGCGAAGTGTGTCCAGTACGAATGGCAAAATCAGCCGATTTTTGGTGGAACACCTGGCGCCACTCTTCAAGCAGGCCGCGATGTCGGCTATACCGTCTTCACGCAAGTATCAGAGTATTTCGTAGACATCCAGCCAGCACCGAGTGGGTCTGAAGCAAAGTACTACGTGGTGCTGGGGAACTGGATCGCAAAAAAGCGCCTGTCAGCATTGCAAGGCTGTCTGTAGCGGTTCCGTCGAGCGCGCAGATGCCGGGCTGATACGGTCTCGACTTTCAGGAGATAGAAAATATGCGAAACATCATAGTCGGGTCGGGCTTGGCATTGCTGGCGGGGTGTGCGAGCGTTGGCGACACCCGAAGCAATCCGCCACTGCTGGACTTGAAGTCGTCAAGGCCACCCCAGCAGGTTGCCGAGTGCATCCGAGATGCCTGGCAGAACACCACGGTGCTGGGGGTAAGTGTCGGCGGTATCTTGCAGACATCTGGCGACCGCTACGCTGTCTTGGCGCCTGACGCGCAGACGCCTATCCATTTGGTCGATGTGGCATCAGCACCAAGTGGTTCGACTGTCCGTTATCACTTCTATCGCACCTGGCAGTCACCGCTGGAGCGCGTGACAGATGCGGTCAGGTCATGCGCCGGTTGACCTATCCGGGGTGGATAGCTTTTCAATGGTCGCTGACTGCTACCGAGCGCGTGGTGGCCACGCTCAAGGCCACGGTGCCCGCCACTGAGGAGTACAGCATCAATGAATGCTGTGGCGTGCTGCATTCCTTAACCTGAGAACACATAATGCAGCACAGAGGACGCACGACAGGGTGCGGCTCAAGGCACGAAAGGACGGCCAATGACCGAGAAGGAGGAGCTGGAGCTTGAGAAGCTCCAAGCTGAAATTCACAAGCTCACCGCCGAGGCGCGAAAATTGATCGCCGAGGCCAACAAAATGAAGCGCGAGACGCTGTTTTACCCCTTTGTCGCGGTGGGAGGGCTAGTCACCGTCATCGTTACCGCTGCGGCCTTCATTCAAAAGCTCTAGCCTGCCGTCCTGAGAAACAGGCTTGCGCCGAGTGGTCTTGAGCTTTACGCCAATTCGGCCGACACTATCGCCATAGGGTCTAGCAACAGGCGTGACCTGGCATCACAAGCGAGGACGACCATGAGCCATGATCAAGTTATCAAGCAGATGAAAGAGAACCTGGCACAGCTGGGCAGTGAGGTCCGCGAGGGCACGCAGCACCAAGCGCGCAGCATCTTTCTGTCGGCTGCTGCGGGCGCAGTCTTTGCTTTGGCGACGAGCTGGGTAGCGTTCAAGCTCTTTTCCTGATCGGTCGGGGCCGTTACCGGCAAGCCCCACCCGATAGCCTGCTTGGTTTTCTCGAGAGCACCCAGGCCTGTCTGGATCGCGCTTCATTCTGCTCCTGTAAACTCTGCTAGAGTCGCTCCGATATCTCTATCAAGTTGAGATCCGGGTCGCGCACATAAACGGATCGGATAGGTCCCGTGGCGCCGGTGCGTTGAACGGGGCCCTCGATAATTGGCCACTGCTGTGCTTCTAGATGGGCCACGACTTTCTCAAGGCTGATCGAGGCGATGAAGCAGAGGTCCAACGCGCCTGAGACTGGCAAGTGAGCCTTGGGTTCGAATTCGTGGCCACGCACGTGTACGTTGATCTTTTGCTCACCGAAGCGCAAAGCCAAGCGCCCGGCACCGAAAATTTCCAGGTTCATGCCCATGACGCGGGTATAGAAATCCTTGCATGCCTCGACATCGATGGTTGTCAAAACGAGGTGATCCAGATGGTTGATCATTTCACTGCCTCCCTGGGTGAGCAGTTGGTTTTCGATGAAGGTTTCGTAATGGTCAATGAGCGGACCAGTAGCACCCCACGGCTGCAGTGCTAGCCGGGCAAGCTCAGGTGCAGCAAGGGGAACGGGCGGCCCTCACCATCGAGAGGGGAGCGGCCTGTTTGGATAAAACCATAATGCAGATAGAACCCGACCGCTTTCGGATTCTGCTCATTCACATCAACGCTAATTTGGCCGCGTGAACTCCGGGCGTGATCCAGTAGCGCGCGGCCGATGCCTTCACCTCGCCGACTGGGTTCGATAAACAGCATTTCTACGTGGCTTACGTTAAGCCCGATGAACCCAAGCGGGCCGTTTACGGCATCCTCTGCCATCCATAATTCGACAGCCGGCGGGTAGCTATCGCGCAGTTGAGCAAACAACGCCTCGATATCGGCTTCCTGTAGGAAATGGTGAGTGGCACGAACGGCGCGCAGCCAAAGGTCGAGCAACTGCGGATGGTCGGTATTAGTAGCCTGGCGAATGATCATGGCATCATCCTTAACGGGTGATAGCGGAAAAAGAGGGGTGGCAGGGAAGATAGCGAGTCTAAGCGTGGCACATCGGTAGGGTGGCCGAACGAGCAGCGCCTGGAGCGTGGTTTTGACGAGGCCAATTGTAACGTATGGCTCATCCACTGTATTTGACCTGACGTGACCTGATGAAAAATTATCGATATCTGCTCATGGCCACTGTCGTGCTTTCGAGCTGCACTGCGCAACCTGTACGGCCGGTTATGGGTGAGGCTCAGTACAAGGGTTTTGCGCTGTCATCCATTACAGGTGAGCAGTGCGCGCTCACTGGGATGCTGGATGTCGACCTGGCCGCCGCCAATAGTGTGATGCTCGAGGCGCGAGCTGCGGCGTTCGAGTATGACCCAGCAAGGATGGAAATTGAGCGTCGGCAAGCCGCTATCGACCTGCAGCGTGGGCATGGCGTGACTGAGCCTGTCTGTCATGCGCTTGCTTATGAGGTATTGAGAGCGCTGGCGGTGCGCAGGATCGAAGATCAGTCAGCGCTGCAGCACAAGCGCATGACCTTGCAGGCAATGAAGCAGGCGCGCGGTGTTCTTCCCTGACCTACTGATAACCGGGACATAGTAGCTGATGGCCGCAATTTTCCGGCACACGTCAATTCATGCGGATACAAGGCGCGGTGAATCAGAACGACGACAGAGACTGCGATCGTTTGAGTGCAGCACAGGTGGTGATAAACGTGCAGGCCATGCTTAGGCGGTTTCAGAGATGGTTTACACCAGCGCGCAAACGATGGGCGGGGGGGGCATTGATCGTTATCGCGTTGGTGGGTATGGCAATGAATCCCGCGAGCAGGTGGCCTTGGGTGTTGGCGACAGGCGTGATATGGCTGCTCGCGGCCTGGTTACCCAGAAGATGACAGATCGTTAGTCGCAACTGCTGGTGCTCGATCCGCTGTCGCTAGCGTGGCTGTCCCCGATAGGGCGCTATTGCTGACGTGATGGCAGTCGTAGTGTAACCGTCCGGCAACCACATCTTCCCCACACGACTGCTGAAGGCCATGGAGCCCCCTAAGTTTGAGTGGACACCATTTCTGGTCCATCAAGCGGATTTCCTATGCAGCCTCGTTTTCTGGGCTCGTGGAATGGCTAGTTGGTCTGCGATGACTTTGCAGGTTACAACGCCAGCTTCGTACAGGGCTTGTTCGACATTGGCTGTATGGCCCATGTCCGTCGCAAATTCTTTGACCTGTTCGCTTCGAATGTGCCCATCCATAACAATCAGGGGGGAAATCAGATTCGCCCATGGGCCCTCGGTCATTCGAACTGGCTCCTTGCCAGGTCGTTACGCAGCGGTAAACGGGCAGCGGCGATCATGAGCCTGATCCAGTCAGCACGGCTGAATGGACATGATCCATACGCCTACCTGAAAGACGTCCCTAGTCGTCTGCCAACCCAAAGGGTAAGCGAGTTTCCTGATCTGCTTGCGCATACGTGGGCGCCTGAAGCGAGATGAGCCGCTTCCAATTGCGGCTACATATCTGTAAATTCGCATATGCGTAGAATCGAATATAAAGGTTGGTCATGCCCATTCAGCCGCCTATTTTCTTTAAATGCCTTGGTGACGAAACCCGCGCCCGGATCATGCTCATGCTCGCAGCTGAGGGTGAGCTGTGCGTCTGTGAACTGATTTGGGCACTCGACGACAGCCAGCCGAAGATCTCACGCCACCTGGCTCAGCTTCGTACCTGCGGGCTGCTGGAGGACCGTCGGCAGGGCCAATGGGTTTACTACCGTCTTCATCCGGAACTGCCTCTATGGGCACTGGATGTACTTCAGGCGACGCTCGAGGCTAACCGCACTTGGCTCGGTGATGACCAAGGTCGCCTTGCTTCCATGGAAGGTCGCCCGGTACGCCAGGTTTCCTGTTGCTAAGTGTTATTGGAGACCCGAGATGTTGCTGGCAGTGTCTATTTTTCTGGTAACGCTGGTACTGGTGATCTGGCAACCCCGAGGGCTTGGCGTGGGTTGGAGTGCGTCTGCCGGAGCGGTGGTCGCGTTGCTAACTGGCGTTGTTGCGCTCAGTGATATCCCGGTGGTCTGGCACATTGTGTGGAACGCAACGGCGACGTTCATTGCGGTGATCATCATCAGCCTCCTGCTGGATGAGGCAGGCTTTTTCGAGTGGGTAGCGCTTCATGTGGCTCGTTGGGGGAGAGGCAGCGGGGCACGCCTGTTTGCACTAATGGTACTCTTGGGTGCAGCTGTCTCGGCCCTGTTTGCTAATGATGGCGCAGCATTGATTCTGACCCCCATTGTCATCGCAATGCTTACGGCGCTGCGCTTTAGCCCGGCAGCAACCTTGGCTTTCGTGATGGCTGCCGGCTTCATTGCCGACACTGCCAGCTTGCCGCTGGTTGTCTCGAACCTTGTGAACATCGTCTCTGCCGATTTTTTCGACATCGGATTTGGTCAGTACGCCTCGATTATGTGGCCGGTGAATCTGGCCAGTGTCGGGGCGACGCTAGGCATGCTTTGGTTGTTTTATCGAAAAGAGGTACCGCTGGCGTACTCACCCGAAGAACTACCGCGACCAGAAGAGGCCATCAAGGATCGCCATACGTTCATTGCTGGCTGGTGGGTGTTGCTGCATCTGCTAGTCGGTTTGTTCGCCCTTGAGCCCCTAGGCATACCGATCAGTGCTGTCGCCGCTGTATGCGCACTGGTGTTGCTGATAATTGCCGCGAAAGGGCATGTGATCTCGACCCGCAAAGTCATGCTCAACGCACCCTGGCAGGTCGTATTGTTTTCACTTGGCATGTATCTGGTGATCTACGGCCTGAAGAATGCAGGGCTGACAGAAGGACTCGGCTCATTGTTCGGCACCTTCGCCGATCATGGTCTGTGGGTTGCGACACTCGGCACCGGTTTCACGGCTGCGCTGCTGTCATCTGTCATGAACAACATGCCCAGCGTGCTGATTGGTGCCTTGTCGATTCAGGACAGTGGCGCGACGGGGCTCGCCCACGAAGCCATGGTGTACGCCAACATCATCGGCTGCGACCTTGGCCCCAAGATAACCCCCATCGGTAGTCTGGCGACGCTGCTGTGGCTGCATGTCCTGGCTCAGAAAAACATCCGCATCACTTGGGGTTACTACTTCAAGGTTGGCTGCGTAATCACTTTCCCCATTCTGCTGCTGACACTGGCAGCGCTTGCCGTGCGCTTGAGCATCAGCACGTAGGAGTAACTTATGAAGATGCTGTTCATGTGTACGGCCAATAGCTGTCGCAGCGTCCTGTCCGAAGGACTGTTCAACCATGTTGCGCCGGACGGCTTCACGGCCATCAGTTCGGGCAGCCTCCCCAGCGGCAAACTCAATCCCCGTGCGGTGAGCACGCTGCAAGGACTGGGTGTCGACACGTCCGCCCTTTATAGCAAGGGATCAGAAGCGTTCGAGGACTCGCCACCCGATATCGTGATCACTGTGTGCGACAAGGCAAGTAGCGAAGCCTGTCCGGTGTATTTTGGCCCGGCCATCAAGAGCCACTGGGGGCTGCCTGACCCATCGGAAGTGGATGGCAGCGACGAGGCTATTCAGGTCGCATTCGACGCAACGGTTGAACACATCAAAAGGCGGTTCGCAGCGTTATTCGCGTTGGATCTGAAGACACTTCAAGGCGACGACCTGAAGCAGGCTTTGGATCGGATTGGAGCATTGTGATGAACGAGTTCGATATCGACTCTGCCGAGGCCTTTCCTGCCCTCGATCTGTTGCTGATGGATCTGCCCACTGCCGATAAGCTTAACCTGGCTGATGCGTCGAACGTCAAACCACGCATCCTTCTGCTCTATGGATCGACCAGAGAGCGTTCGTTCAGTCGTCTCTTGACGCAAGAGGCCGCTAGACTGCTCCAGTACATGGGCGCCGAGACGGTGATTTTCGATCCGTCAGGTTTGCCCTTGCCGGATGACGCGCCAGTCGAACACCCGAAGGTACAAGAGCTGCGTAATCTGGTGCTGTGGTCAGACGGACAGGTATGGTGTTCCCCCGAGCGTCATGGCGCTATGTCCGGGGTATTCAAAGCGCAGATCGATTGGATTCCTTTGACCCTGGGTGCCGTGCGGCCCACCCAAGGCAAAACACTCGCGGTGATGCAGGTGTGCGGCGGGTCTCAGTCATTCAACGCTGTGAACCAGATGCGTGTGTTAGGTCGATGGATGCGCATGCTGACCATCCCGAATCAGTCGTCCGTGCCGAAGGCGTATCTGGAGTTCGACGATGCTGGCCGAATGAAACCTTCGCCGTATTATGACCGCGTGGTCGATGTGATGGAGGAACTGGTGAAGTTCACGCTGCTGGTTCGTGGCCGTGAGGGCTATTTGGTAGATCGATATTCGGAGCGAAAAGAAAGCGCTGAAGCTCTATCGGCCAGGATAAATCAACGCTCCATCTAGGAATCGCTTGGATGGGATGTCAGCCATTACGCAACTTCAATTGCAACGTGTAATGGCTGGTGCGCTTACGTCGTAGCTTCGTATCGAGCAGGTTGTGGCCAGGCGCGTGGTCTCGTCGTTGTCCATGAAGGGCACGGAGGAGGGAGGGCTGATCTGGCTGGAGTCGGTTGAACGGTTGAGTTCAGCGTGCCCTGGCTTATCTGTGCGCTTGAACAAGCGGGCCAAGAAAGCAGGCATGACTAGTCCTTTCTTAAAAGCCTGTTGAGCAGCCCCTCTTGGTGCACATTGTCGTAGCACCCAGGTTGATTAGGTGGCGTGGCGTCACAGGGGATATTTCGTTGATCCCAGCGACTTCCATAGGGGCTGTTGAAATAATGATTGCACCCCGTAAGCAGGGTCACCACCAGCCCGATCAGTAGACCTTTATTCATTGCACATTCAGCCCTCAAATGTCCCACGTAGTACGGTACTGGCAACTGGCAGGGCAGATTAAAGTCGAATCGGATAGGTCCGTTGACTCAGCGGTAAGTTTCGCCCCTTTACGCAGCCAGCGCGCGTCATCTCCCATCGTTCAACGTTCAACGTTCATAATGCCGCTGATAAACACGCTTTCTACAAGAAGCCGACCAAGCGCATGCTCTCGAATTCTGACACCTAGTGAGATGCCTGATCGGCCACCGCCAAAGCATATTAGCCATTGACCCGCACCGCCAGCAAAGCCCGTTCCTTGCTCAACGGCTTGAGCAGGCCTGGCTGCTCTCCGATGTTCATGAACAGATAGTAGTCTCCGCGCTCGCCAAGGAGAATGCGATAGACCTGGGCAGTTCTGTCGGTGCTGGGCGAAGTCAATTTGTCCACGAGCAGTGTGTAAGTGGTGACACCCAAGGTGCTCAAGGCCTGTGTAAGTTCGGTATCGATTTTCGCTCGCCATTTCTGCATGACGTGCCGGTGCGCCACGACCGTCAGGGCGATCGCCAACAGTGGCAACACCGCAGCTGCGAAGAAGGTCAGTAACGAATTCATGATTGATGCTCGCGGTAGATGTGCAGTGCGTCCAGGCATCGCTAATGGCGCCGTATCGCGACAGCCCAGCATTATGGCACCGACGTTCCCGCTCGTCTGATCGATGAGGTTCGATGCCATATTTCGCTAGTAGCCCAAGCGGCAGGCGGCTAATGTCCCTCGTAGCGGCCATTAGACTAAAGTATTAGGAGGCGCGATGCGGATACGCGGCAGTGTGTTCTGGTCCTGGGCTGACCCTACGTTGCACCATCGCGCGCACGAAGAGACATTAAGCGACAAGACGTCGATTAATGTACAGGTTCGTCTGTCCCGAAAAGGCCTCGTTCAGCTGTTCATAGGTGTCTATGCCCCTGGCGGCGTGCCTGTCTATGAGGAGGCGTTCGACGACCGCCCAAAGGAGTCCATGTCCCGGGCATTGGCCTGGGGCGTCATGAGGGCCCGCGAAGTGGCTTCTTTCAATTCCCAGAGCATCCCCAAAAGCGGTCATGGAACATGATGGCTGCCGATACGTCTGAACTGCTGAGCGCAACAAATGCCCAACGTTTCACACGTTGAGGAGTTTGAACATGACTGAACAGCAACCTGAACCCAAAAAAGATCAGGTACCGGCTCACGCCACCGAGGAGGAAAAAGCGCGACTCAAGGACAAGAACAAGGATGGCATTCCGCCTGGAGTCGCCTGACAGTTTTTACCGGGCATGAACTTCTGAATGCCACCGCTTATCTGATTCAGGCGCCGGGTCATTCGGCTCAGGTCAGTCGTTATTCAAGCGGAAAGTTGCGTATGTTTTCAGAGGACTTCTACGGTATCTACCTTGTTGTGGAGGCGGTGGTGGCTTTCGTCGTGCTGGCGATCGCTGCTCATTGGAGTCAGGGTACTTGAGGGTGCGAGACGGCACGGGTCAATCCTGTGCGGTCTGCAGCTGCATCTCTGGGGATTTATTTGAGCCAACTACCCGCTCAACCCCTGATCATCTCCAGCCGTTCGCGGCCTGCTTCGGTAATCGCGTTCTCGCCCTCGTCACTGATGCGGTACCGTCCCGATGGCAGCTTGTGAATCGAGAACCGCACCAGCCCGCTGCGGGCAAGCGCTTGTCCGGCTTCATAACTCATTGCATTTTCCAGATCGTAAACCTTGATCTCACCAATCTTGAAACGTGAAAACGCAATGAGTGCTGAATCGATGACGTCTTGGCTGACGGAATGAACGTGTTCCATTTGACTTCCCAGTTCGTGAGTGGCCCGGTCCATGGACATAAGCAACGGACCTTGGCAGTTCGTCGAAAGGCGAACGCTACTACGCTTGGTACGAGACGTGTACTGGGTTTGCATCCACGCTGGATGCAAACCCAGCGACATGACCGCGGCACTGGGAGTGCCCGATGCTTTTCCCCACGACAGCTAACTGAATACTGTAGTAGCAGCCAAGCGCGTAGAGGCGTCATGAGCACTTTGCTTTTGACGCACTCAACCGCAATACTTCGCGTATTCAATCGGAGGAAAGTGCGTGGAAACAAGAAGTGCTGTAGCTGAAATGTTCATTGGCATCCCAACACATTTCTGGGTATTGCCCGTGGCAGGCCTGATCGCGTATTACGGCGTCAAATGGTCAGCCAGGCCTACACCACGCGCGCACTGGATCAAAGGGGCAGCCTACTTGCTGCTGATCGCCCTGGCCTTGATCCCGAACGCACTTTACGCGCTCATGCCGCCTGCCCCCGGTCCTGAGCAGCTCATCGACAACCACCCTATGCCCAACTATGCCGGCCGCTTCTACCTGGACCTGTTCTACGTATTCGGCGGCTGGGCGCTGAGCAAGGTGGTCAAGCTCAGGTTTCATTGAGACGATCTTCGGGGGATGGGATTGTACTCAATGCGTCACTTGTTACGCACGGCAGGGCTAAGTGAGCTCTGCATCTTGGTTGCCACCTCCCGCAGGGCTTCGGTTACCTGTGCAAGGGCTTCAATGTGTGCGTTCACGTCGATCTGATCCGGATGAGCACCCCGCGCCTGCATGAAGCGCGCATGGCCGTTCATGGCTTTGCCAAGTTCTTCTAGATGATCTGCGGTTTTGACCAAGTCCGATTTGATGCAGTCAAGTGATTCCATGAACATGTTGACTCGATGGGCGATGCGTTCAACGTTAGCATGTTTGTCAGCCGCTGCGCTTGGCCCGGCTTCCAGCAACGGAAGGGAACGCCTGTGCCCACGCTCTTTCTCCACCTGCCCACGACCCCAATCAGGAGGGTGCTTGATCTTCGGATTGCACCATTAGAACCGATCCCTGAGCGTCAGTACCCAGCAAGGCCGGGCCACTATCAACACGCGTTTCGGCAAGCGCTGTATCAGGGGAGCGAAAGATCTGCTGACGCTGCTCGGGGCTCACGAGGGTTATCAGCTTACCGTTCTGGTAAAACAACCGCGTTTGTTTAGACGACTCGTTCATGGGCTCGGCATCCTTGGCTGAAGGGTTCGCGTGCCGGGATTGGCCTGATGACATTGCCACCCTATACCTGCCCTTGCTACTGGCAGAACTGTCAGGCGACAACCTGCACAGCGCCGCCTACTCTATCAAGCGTTCCGGGTTGAAGAAAAAAGAGGCGATCAGAACTGCGGCGATAACACCACTGGCGTCAGCCAGGAACAACGACAATGAGTGACTGTTGCCTGCTGTTGCGCCCAGGCCTGTAGCAAAATTCACCCCATGCGGGAATGCAGCGACCATCAGCAGCACGCTGGCCAGCAGGCAAGCGAGCAGCTTCATGTACAACCTGCCGAACGCCAGCCCGTAGGTCCAGAACACCAGGATGCACACCACGGCCAGACCGGTCGATGTTGCAAATTGTGCAAGCACTTCTAGCCACCACACCATGTAGGACTCCAGCGAATCGCCTAATTAAATCAGTCAAGCAGTGCCCACATTTGTGTGGCTGTGCATGATTGCTCATCAGAAACAAGACAGGCTGCATTCGTTCCGCACGCCGGTAAAAAAGGGCAACCGTGATGTTTCCGGAATTCGACGATGGTCCATTCCTCCTTGGCCCTTTCACTTGCTAAAATGCCCGCGACTGATCGAGGCCAAAGAAATGCCTAACTTCCTGTATGTCGTGGCGGCGCTGTGTGTAGCACTCGTGGGCTGCGCTTCACCCGGCAAGCCCACTGCAAGCAAGCTCACATCCAAAACGCCCCAGCAATATGCCGCCTGCGTTATGCCGCAATGGCAGGCCTTGGCACCCAATTCAACGCAGAAATCCATCCCCCATGGCGTACGCATGACGGCGCCTAGTGCGGTGACGACCGATGATGTGCTGGAGGTGATCGAGTCGGGGGAGGGTAGCCGCGCGACATTCTATAAAGGCAGCTTTCTGTCGGGCGACAAGCTAAGGGTGGCGGCACGCGAATGCCTTGAGTGACAGGTGCGTCAGGCGGGTTTGCAGGCGGGCGTGATCGCAGGAAAAAGGGCGGTCCTTCGCCTATTCAAGAGCGTGGTAGTTGCGGCGCGCCGTTCATTGAAGCAGTGCAGGCTTGCGTGCGGTTTTGCGGCGTACTACATTGCATACCCAGCGCTTGCCACACCGGTAAGGCGCGCGGATGAACGTCAGGTCAGCGATCAACCTAGCCCCTTGTGCCTTCAGGGCTTGTGCGAGTTGTGCGAGCGTCTCAGCTTCGATAGTCAT